GAAATAATTCTGAAACTAAACGAAATAAACGAATGTCATGTTGTTCGTTCCATTGCAGAATAGTTAATAAATCGCGCGCATTGGCAAGTGCAATGTCGGAAGCAAGTTGCAAACCACCGAGTTTGAATTTGCGGTCAATCATGGTGCGACCGGTACGGATACCTTGCTCGCCTAAAAACATGTTATTACATGCATATCCGAATCTAATCATGGGATTTTTTTTATATTATATGAAATTATTTTGATATATCCAAATTAAATTTGCGTTGTTCTGCTAAATAAATGTCAATAGTATCTTTAGTTTTCTTCAAATCTTCTTCGAATCTACCTTTATGTCGACATCTTACAATTCTTTTGATAATATCAAATTCATAGGCATTAAGTTTCCATTCTTCAGCAAACTTATATAAACTGCCGTTAGTTCCCTGATAATAGTTTTGCGTATGATCACTCATTTACGTACTCCTTTAATTAGTGTTTTAATTTCTTTTTCTGAGTATCCGTATAGTGACAAAAGATAGGTACAACTAGTTTGATCCAACAAATCGGCGTAGTCGATTGCTTCAGACTTGCTAACTTTATAATGGTCAGCTATCTGATTAATCAATTTCTCTGAATATTTATCTTCTTTTTTGCCTTTAACGTATTTTGCAAACCCTTTGTTGTTAGGTAATATTTCGTGATAAAGGCGATATGTTTCGCTTGGACGTAACACTCCAATTGTATATGTTTGTAACTCATTAATGATTTCTATCAGATCCTGCCTCATTGATAGCCAGCGATTCACAATAAATGTAGAAAACTTTGATTGGTCTGATTGAGACCATTTCGACCAGTCTTTCTTTTTATGTGTTACGCCGTCAATGAAATCAAAAATAGTTGCACCTTTTTTCTCTTCTGCCATTATAGTTTGTATTTAGTTTTCCATTGTTGCTCGAATCTATGTCCAAGCCCAATTTCTAAAATTACTGCATTATCCGGTATTCCTGGAATTTTCTTTTCTAATACGTCATCAATGCTCTTGTTACGTAAAGTTTTCATTTTTGTCTTTGCGTTGCTACGATTAGAAGTTTTAAAAACAATTGTAACATCAGCTTTATGATATGGTACTGACATTATTTTTTTAGTTTAATTGGTTGAAACTCTTCCGGAATAGCGCCGCAGTCATCACAACGAAATACAGGTACTGGTACCATTGTATCCTTATCGCCGCCCGTTAAAAACTTAGATACTTTATTAATTGCCATCACTTGACGAAAGTATAAACCGTCACATTCTTTGCATTGTATCGGCTGCATATCATTTGGACCGATATTTACATTTAATTTACTCATATTTCTCCTAATATATTAACAAACATAGCCATTATATTAATTTCTTTATCTACTACACTAGCATCTTTATATTGAGATTCTGCAATAATTAAAATGCATGGTGCAACATGGCCATGAGCGAATTCATCTAAGTTGTCATATAGAAATGTATACAACCCCGTGAAATCTCTTACTTTACTATCTGCGATAATCTGACGTATTTTAGTAAATGCTGCCTTTTTATCTTTTGAATTTTGCAGTACTGCTAAAATTTCAGTCATGTAATTTGCTTGTATCGCACTTGCTTTATCTAATTGTAATACTCCATTAACAACTGATGCTTGTGCTGCATTTATTGCACGTCGAATATCTGGATAAGATGAATTGATAATTGCAGCAATGTCTTTGATATCGTATTGAACTTGATTTTCTTCTAATACTTGAACTAAACGCTTTGCTACATCTGTTTTGTTCGGCGGTGTAATTGCAAATGTTTGACATCTAGATTGAATTGGATCAATAATCTTTTCAACATAGTTACATGTTAAAATGAATCTTGTTGTTTTGCTATACGTCTCCATCAAATTACGAAGTGCTGCTTGTGCATTCGGCGTTAAATAATCAGATTCATCTAAGATGATAATTTTCCAACGACGAAATCCTACTGTTGAAGCATATCGTTTGATTTTATCTCGAACCGCATCTACTGAGTTTTCGTCAGATGCATTTATATACATAACATCGGCATCCACGCTACCTGCGATAATTTTTGCGAGCGTGGTCTTCCCAGTTCCGGCTGTGCCATAAAATAACAAGTGAGGAACATCGCCGTTAGCAATAAAAACTTTAACTTTTTCAATGATATGTTCATTGCCGATATATCCTTCTAATGTGTCTGGGCGGAAAGATTCTACCCAAAGTGTGTTTTCTGTGTTTCCGTACATATTAAATACCTGTTGATCCGAATCCTTTTTCTCCTCGTTTAGTTCCAGATAGATTTGTTACTGGAAGCCATTGTATTTGTTCTACTTTGCATAATACCATTTGTGCAACCCGATCTCCTTTATGAAATTCAACAGCTCTTGGGCCATGGTTAATCAAAATAACGCCAATCTCTCCTCGATAATCTGCGTCAATAGTTCCTGGACTATTTAATACAGTAATGCCATGTTTCAATGCAAGACCACTTCTAGGACGAATTTGTAATTCATACCCTTGAGGTATCTCAACATGTAATCCTGTTTTTGCTAGAATACGACAGCCGCTATCTAAAAAAAGATCTTCTGTGCAACATATATCTAATCCCGCAGCAGACAATGTTTCATACTGCGGGAGGTTGTTAGTTGATGTATTTACTACTGATACTATCATAATTAATTTTGTAACATTACTAACCAATAAATAGAATCAAAATCATTGCCTGAGAATTCAATACGAGCTAACCCGTCAGGAGATACATGAAGCTTTCCAGAGTCGCCTCGGTTTGCTACAAGTACTTCTTTTAGTTTATCGGCAGAAAAGCATACTGGATCCATATCTGCGCCAGTCGTAGTACCTACCTCAAATGTAATGTTATCTGCATTAACTGTACTATAATTAATAATGAAACGAATTGTACCTTGTTTAACTTGCACTGCAAAATTCTTTGCATCAGGTAATGCATTTTTTGCTTTAATGAATCTAGTTACAAATTCTTCATTAACTGGGATTTCAATTTGATATTCAGGTTCTGCGTTAATTGTAGGTACTGCAGGAATAACCGTTGTATCTGCTAGCATGAATGTTGCCTCTGTTTTACCTTCGGTAATTTTCATTGCATAATTCTTGCCAGCCGCATCTTTTACGTCAATTTCAATATTCTCACCTAATGCTGATAACATCTTGATTAATGCTCCGGTATGATTGATTCCTAGCTCACCTTTCATGAAAGGTACCGTTTTCCATTGAATTTTACCTACAACGGTTTGATCCATATCAATTAATTCGCAGCTAATACCTGTAGCATTTTCTTTTAATTTAACAGCTTCGCAATTGCCTGCTAAATAATAACGATTAATCAATGATTGTAATTTACTTTTTTCCATTATCTATCCTATTAAAATTTAAAGTATTTATTGAAATTTTCAGCGTCGGTAGTTGAAATTGATTCGCCTCCGAATTTTTTATATGTTTTTATGTATTTTTCGTATATTTGAGGAGCATTATCTGGATCTGCAAACATTTCGTGCAATGATAATATTACATCATATAAATCTTTAGGAACAACTGTTTCTAATAATTCAACGTGACTATCAACCATAGAATTAATTTCCTCAGCAGCTCGTACATATAAGTGAGTGTTGTGTACAACCATTCTAGGCATAGCTTCTTGTGAATATCTATCCAATCCGGTTGCTGTCTGACCTCCTAAATACTCATATGTAAAATCAGCACAAGCAGGACATCCTAATATACACGGTACATGTTGTTTCAAATCAATTCCAGTTACATCTCCAACTTTACCTTGTTTGATATGAGATTTTCTTCGATATTCTGCATTTTTTGGAAAATATAATTCAGAGAATGTCTGTGTCTTATAATTTGTTGAATGCAAATATGTTCCAAATACCGGATACTGACCTGGAGATGATGAATCCGTTGTTACTGTAATTCTACCTCCATAATACTTATTCATTAATTTTTGCATTGTTGCAAGAATAAAGAAATCTGATATTTTACTAATCCCTAATAAGTGAAGATATTCATTTCTGGTCTTTTCAAATTCTCTTTCTTTAAGCATCAATGACAATGCAAACATGAAATCAACTAATTTTTGAGGTCCACCAATTGCCCAACCTTGAAAGTCAAAGTGTTTAAACTTGTGGTACCACCATGTATATTCTGCTGCATTAGATCCTTGCAACATGTTTAAGAACTTAGTTTTACCACTTTGATGTTTTTCAAACCAAGCAAAATTATCAAAACTAATATCTGCACATTCTGCAAATTTATTTCTGTACTTAGTTTTAGGTGGTATATCCAAGTTAGCTGCTACATCGCTGTTTGCTTCTAGCCAATGGAAAATCTTTTCTCGAAGTTCATTGCTATATGGAAGTGCTCCCGTTGCAATCTGATATCCTCCAGAATCTCCAAATACCAATACATCTTTTTCTAAACCTAATTGGTCTCGAAAATCCATTTTTTTGTAGTGATGCCCTGCGGTAATTAGAAAGTATGGATGTCTCCACTTTTCAGGATATCGCGAATCAAAAAACTTAACCGGATCTCCATTTTCGAATTTCATATCTTTCTTGAATGCAGATACCATAGAACCTGCAGACAATGATGGAAAATATATGAATCTTTTAGCTTCTTCGCTCATTGTATTCCTTTAATATATTAATTAATTGTTTTGCTGAAAAAAAGTTTTCATGTAGATCGTTAACTAATTGTGTAATGTTGTTTGTTAAGTCTACATTTTCATATTCTAGTATTGCTTGAACTGCATCATTAACACTATTTGCGCGTTTAAACATTGGAGAATACATTTCTACATATGATAAACGATTTGGAACTATTGGACATGCCCCAGCACAAGCTGATTCATACATTGAAATCCCTAATGTTTCTTGTTCTGCAAATGATACTGCGAATTTTGCTCGACGAAGTAATTCGTGATACTCAGTCTTAGTTAAATTCATTTCCATTGCTACACAAAATTGGTAATGTGCTAACTCAGGACGACTTGCTAATTCTTGAAATAAATCTAATCGTTTTTCTGGAGCGATACGATGTGGAAATACTATAATGTTTTCTTTTTCGGTCCAATCTATAGGCGTAATAAGATCTTTTGTGTATTCCATTGGCCAACCTGTGTTATTCCAACGCAAATCAAATAGAATGTCATAAGTTTCATTAACTAACTCTCGATGTGCATTAGTTGCAACCCAGTTATGATTATAACATTCTTTCATTGATATCTCAGCATGACGAATCCACGGTTTTCCTCCTATGAGACGACCTAAAAAATCATTTGGATCATATGACCCCGCGTGCCATAGTCCATGCAGTACAACCGGAATATTAAGCAATTCGCTCATGTATTTTACATTGATAACACCAGGATGCCATGCATCTGTAAAAATAATGTGATCGCCTGATTCGATAAGGCCTCGCGTAAACAACTCTGCTAACTTATGTACTTGTGTTGCTTTGTACATATTAGTGCCGCCGAAGTTTAAAAAAGCTCCTGGTGTCGTTGCTTCTGGAATTGTTAAATCTCCCTCTACAACTACAACATCAAACCCGTTATCTCGTAATAATTTTGGAATATGTGTCTTCCACTCACAAGTATACCGAGTTGGTACTGATTCTATGTCTACTAAAAATATCTTCATCTTATCTTTCAATTAGTGCTCCATTTTCCCAATCTTCCCAAACTTCTACTTTGTACAATTCTGGAAATTGATCTAATAACCATTCGCCAATAGCTTCGCAAGACATTGCACCAAACTCTAATACATTTGCAAAGCCTTTTTCAAAGTTCAATTGTAATGTTCTTTTTATTTCTCGATTCAACAAAATAAATTCCTTATCTCGGTCTGTATGTGTTACTGTTGCATAACATCGGAATCCGAACATATGTCTATGTCTATCCGATAAGAATGCTACTGGTGGAAATACTTCTTTTGCTGCAGGCCAACAATGAAACCCTTCCATACTAAATGTTACTACTACGCTGTACTTCATTTGCTATTAATTGTTTGTATTTTGTTGTTGACCACCCATGGTCTCTGTTTATAAAATGAATATCGATACCTAAATCCTTTCCGGTAAAGTCTTTTCCGATGTAATCATCTCCTAAGAATCTAATATCTGGATCGATTCCTTTAAGGAACTCATATAGTATTTCTTCGGTAGAATATGTTATAACTTCATCAACCATTTCTAATGAATATAACATTTCTTTTCGTTCATCTAAAGATAATATTGGTTTTGACTTTTCAGGTCGCTCAATACTAGGATCTGCATGTAATAATACTATTAACCAAGAACAGTGTTTTTTACATTCTTTAAACATTTTGATATAACCCGGATGAATTACATCGAAGTTACCTGCAATTACACCATGTTTCATTGTCTATCAAATTTATAATCATCAGGTGTTACTTGTTGCATATTGTGCACTGTCGTACAAAATAACGAATAATCTGCATACACAACCTTAATGCTATCAGTCTTTTTCAGTAAGCCAGCATCTGCACAATTTAACATTAATAAGATATGTGCGCGGATTCTGATCATCGGAGGAACCTTTTCTAACATTCCTGGAGTTACTTCAATTGTAACAAATGTTGAATCTGTCATCATTTGGAATACTAAATCCCATGCTTCTGATTTGATCAATTGCTCAGTTGTTGGAGAACATAAATATATGTGTGGAACTTTTGCTTGTTTAACTTGATCAAATGCTTTTGTGTCAGCAATAAACAAAGTTTCGATATCGCTATAACGACCTTCAACTTCTTTGCCGAACCAATGTGTTCTATAACCAATCATACTATATTATAATAAATTTATTCTTATTTACCAAATGAAAAGAATTTTTTTGCATTATTATTTTCAGGAAGCTGTCCCCAACCCATTGCAGAATAAAAATCATCAAACTTATTACTTAGATCTGAAGTAAACATTTTGTTTCTATCAATATACTGTTCAACAAATTTTACAATCTCTGGCGGATCTTGATATCCTCGTAATGCTATTGTTTCAAATCCGTACGGATTGTTTAACAAATATCCCCACTTTACTTTTTCTCCATCAGATATAGGTAACACATCGGTAGTTAGTTGTGTTAACATATCATTGAAGTTAATTGCAGCTTTTACGTGTGCAGTGGATCCTTTCATATAACCACTAAATGGCTTTCGTTTCTTGATATATTTTGATAATTCTTTGACACTAGAATTTTTCATAATATTCAATACTTCAGAAGTTTTAATATTACTTTTAAAATTATGTATCAATGTTGAGGTTTCTTGTTTATCTTTTCCTTTAAGAATATACCACAATGTTTCCTTCATGATTTTTTTGAAATCTGTCGGGAAACTTGACCTTACAACATCTAATCCTTTTATATCCAATTTATCTGTTGGTTTACCTTCTTTAAAAATAACCCATTGTGCGTATCGCTTTTTTGCAATCCATAGTCCTGACTTAGCAATATACTCTTGTTTAATTTGAAACCTATGTGTATCAGTATTATGAAATACTTTTGCATACTGATTATACATTAAGTTTACAATTTTTTGAATCTCCGATGCAATTACATTTGTCTGTTCAATCATAAATTGTTCATCATCAGTATTACAATTCGGATAACGATGTTTGATTAAAGGTTCGCTACTACAAAATGTTGAATCTGTATCGGTATAAAATGCAAACTCTGCTTTATCTCCGGATGCATTAATAAAATGGTCTACACCTAATTCTTTTGTATAATAATTGTTAATAACCTTTGCTGAGAATTTGATAATACTTTGCCCTACTGCTGTAATTGCTCCGGCATTATCTAAATCATAGAATCTAAAAGTTTTAAGTCCTAATACTCCGTAAAATGAATTAAGCAATACTTTTTGTGTTAACTGCAACGCGTCATAAAACTTATATTCCTCAGTTCCAACTTCATATGTATCTCGTTTGTCTTTGTAAATAACACGTTCATCAAACCATTTTTCTAGAATAGTTGGAAGGAATCCTCGCTGATCGTTTCTATATACTGCGCCGTTGCTAGCAACCGAGTAATTATTATCAAGTAACCATTGTTTAACATCTTGCACATATGTACCATCAGTTATCATAACTTGCTGAGGCTCTTGTTTTAATAAACATTCTTGATTCCAATTAGAAATTACACATACTTTGGTTTCTGGAGATATGTTTGCTGTCATGATAATACTAGGATATAGTGACGTTAAATCTAAGTCATATATCCACTTGTATAAACCTGGTACTGGTGCTTTTACATATGCTCCTGCAAGTGCGTCTGCTAATGTTTCTTCTTCAATAAATCTAAATTGTTTATTTGGTGCTACATATCCATTACGTTTTAAATCTACAATGGCAGCTCCATCGAGATATTTAGATGCATAGTATACATCTTCATATGGTACGTGTCCTTTGTGACATATAGTACGTGCTAAATTTAAAAGTTGAAGTTTTTCATCTAATTCATAAACTAGATCAACGTCTGTCATGTTGTAAAAAGCAAACTTATGAATATCTTGTGTAAATAATACATCTAAGTCACCATCATATTCAACTTTACCTCGTCCTAATTCTGTCTTTGCAACTGTATCTAATCGATAATTAGGTAATTCAGTGTATGTAAAATTCTTATACAATTTAATGTAGTCTAAACTAGAGACTCCAAATATTTTCCATTTTCCTGACTTAGTTTGTTCAACGATTCCTGCGGGGCTAAATTTCTTGATTGCTTGTGCGCCTAATACCTTTTTGCATCGACCCATAAGATATGGAATATCATATCCGTCAGTGTTCCAACCAGTAATTACTGTTGGTTGTATTTCTGCAAATTTATTGATAAATCTAGTTAATAAATCTCGTTCATCTCGAAATATTTCTAGAACATACCCGTCGCCTTGTATCTCACGATCCTTTATACGATTTTGTTCGTCTAATATTAGTACCCGACGATCCTTCCCTGCTTTATCATAATATGCAATAGATGTAATAGATGTGCGTACGTCTTCAATTGTACTATATCCATTTTCATCTTTTGCAGTTTCAATATCAAAAAAGAAGTCTCGGTGGCTTTTTGAAGGTTCATCTGATTCATAATATAAATCAATCAATGTTCGAACTTCTTCATTTAAGTCAGATTCGTATGATTTGGGATTGTCTCGATGATTTCCTGGAACTTTGTCTAATCTAGTTCCGTCTAATGATTGATACTGTCCATCTGGGTTAGGTAAATATCCGTATGGTTGGAATGCGAATTTATTATGTCCTAATTCATCATCCCACACGTGCATAATGCCGTTTTTCTTGTCGTAACCTATTGCTTGATATGCCATTAATTTATTTTGTATATATGCGGTTCATGTCTTTTTAGACCATAGTCGTCTAAACCATATCCTAGTACCCACTCATCGCCAATTTCGAATCCGTAAAAGTCTGGAGTCATTGTACCTGACTCTCGTTTCAATAATGTTACAACCTTTACTTCTTCTGCTAGACGATTGTTTGCTAATATTATTGCTTCAATCATCGTGGCGCCGGTATCTAAAATATCGTCGACAATATAAACCCGTTTTCCTTTTAAATCTAATTCTAATCCTTTGAGTACAGATACTCCATGAGAATTATCTTGTCCGTCATATGATTTTAGTCGTATAAAATCTACTTCGCAATCGATTGACATCATTCTAGTTAAATCCGAAAAGAAGTGAAATGACCCATTCAATATACATATTAATACTGGTGGAAGTATATTGTTGTTAGTCATCATATGATCGACTGATATTGCTTCTGCTAACTCTTTTACTCGTTTAGCAATGTCTTCTTGCTTGATGATGATTTCCATAACCGATAAATACCATATAAATTAATAAAAATTATAACTAAACTTAATACCATATGACTGATATTATGTATGAAAATATCATAAACAATCCAACCACAATCTCCGAGTATCCATGAAATCATTGCAGTACGAGTTAGTCCACGAGCGTTGGTAAGATACCCAATCAATACCAACGCAGTGCTTATCCAGCCTAATATTTCAATCATGATTTTGAATTTATCATTGCAATATCAGACTCTCGGATCAAAATGTATTCTTCATTGTCAATATTGATTTTTTTCTGAGACCCTAAGTTGCCAGAATAAATTTTTACTTGCATTCCTGGCTTTGTTGACATCGGGATTCGATCCCCAGTTTGTGTAAATAATCCATCGCCGGTTGCAATAACATCGCACGTAACATAATCATCCATGCCTGTCATAACGATAATTCCACTTTTAGTTTTTTCTTGTTTTACTTGTTCTTTAACAAGTACTTGATCACCAATTGGTTTCCATTCCATAACCTATTCCTTTTATTTATTGTATAAATTAATAACTGATTCTTTTGTAATTGACTGCCCAACTAAGCGTCCTAGTTCCATGCCGTTTTTTATAACTAAAACTGTTGGGACGTTTCTTACATTCCACGTTTTACATGTTTCTGGACTAGCATCAGCATCAATATAAGTAATTGACATTTGCGATTGCAATTGTTGAATTTGCGGTTTGATTACTTTACATGGTCCGCACCATTCTGCGCTAAAATATAATACTTGTTTCATTTTGTTAAAATATAATTAATTTGGTAATTTCCGAATGTCGTTGTTGTCGTCCACATATTAAACTCCCCTTTTAGTATCATATGCAATGATATGATCTCGGCCTGTCATATTGTACCCATGTTCCGCGCACAATTCAAAAACTATTGGATACATTTTAATTAATTCTTCTCGCGTGTCACCTGCTGGCATGATATAAGTTTTATCCTTTGGGATATCGAGAAACTGTCTGAATTCTTCAATTTCTCGAAGATTATCCTCTGTTCCGTCCCAGACTGGTTTATAATGATAATCTGTATGGTAGGATATCATTGCGTTAATCGCTGTATAGTTTAATCGAAATTTATTGTGCTGATCGACCATCTTTTGATCCGTGATCGCACCCTGCGGCGTAGCAACACCCAAAATGGGAATGCTATTGTTAAACTTAGGACTAAGAGAGATAAGCCCAATAGGATAATCAGTTTCAATAAAATGTGAACCTTCAGTTTCAATAGTAATAAGAATACCTCTTTCATTTGCAAAGTGTGTCAGTTCATTTACTAATGCCGGATGCATTGTCGGAGAACCTCCCGTTAGCATCATTTCTTTGATATGCGGATTTTTATCATAAATATCGATGATATCATTAAATGTAAAAGTACCTTTTTCTGGATGTATTGAAGTATACCAACTATCGCACCAACCGCCCTCTCCAAAATAACATCGATGTGTACAACCGGTTGTGCGTACTGCAATTGTAGGTCGACCGAATCGGCTTCCTTCGGATTGAACGCATCTATATAATTCAACAATTGGTAAGACTTTGTTGTAGTCTGTAATTCTTCCTGGTTTCATAAACTCCTTAAAATGGTAAGTCGTCATCGACTGACTCAATAGTATTGGTAACATTTAATGATTGAATAAGATTATTGAACTTTTCTTCTAATGCAATCAATCTATTTGAGATTTCAGCAATATCTAATTCAACTGGGGTAGTAGTTTTACCAAAATATTCATCTAGAAATGATTTCGGATATGTTGCTACGCGATTGTATTCTGGGGTTGACCGTTCTTCTGGTAAATCAGTATATATAACATGAATGCCTTTTTCTTTAGCAGCTTCATATACTTTTTTGCCAATGCCGGTAAGCCTAGTTGCATTACCGCTATAGTCATATAATGATATGTATTGTTCGTTACTCTTCATATATACTCGAATTATTATCGTTTTCGAAACATTCTACTTTAATACACTTGCAACGGCCTGCATCTGTTTTTGAAAGTACTTCATTAAATTTATCATAAACTAATTTAGCACATGATTCAGCACCCATTTTATCCATAACTCGTAAAGAACAAATACCTTCCATTGCCATAGTTTCAAATAAATCTAAATATGGATCATCTTTTTCTATTAACAAGGTATGATCCCACATATGATTCATCCAATCTTTTAGGCCGTTGCCTTTTGGCGGAGTCTTGAAACCACCATAATCAACAATCCAATTCATATCATCTAATTGTTTGTCAATATCAGGTTCATTTGAAGCAAACCATACTTTAAATTTTAAAGCATATCCATGTAACAATTCGCAGTGCGAATGTGATGCTTTCCACTGTCTTAATGCTACTGAATAGTTTTCAAATAATTTTGTTGAAATATATCTAGCCATTTTTTTTTGGAGTTTTTGGGGTTGTAGTTTTTTTAACTGGTGGAATTTCAATAGTAACATATTCTGGGAAGAACATATTCATTCCAATACCTGTACAAACTGTTATTGTTTTTTTCTTAGCCATGAGTGTAACCTTTTACAAATTGATAGAATTCAGAACGAGCATTACCATCTTCTAGAAATGCGCCCGATAACTTTGCTGTCTTCATTGAAGCACCTCGATGCTTAACTCCTCTACAAGAAACACAATTATGTGTTGCTTCAATCATTACAGCAACGCCTTTATTATTTGTAATAAGTTCATTAACTGCATGTTGAATTGCAACTGTTAATTGCTCTTGAATTGCACCTCTTCGGCCGAAATGTTCTACTACTCGATTTAATTTACTTAAACCAACTACATTACCATTCTCTGCAGGAATATATGCAATATGAACTAATCCTTCGATTGTTTGGTGATGATGACTACACATTGATGTTAAAGGAATACCTCCTTCAAATACGATGCCATCATATCCATCACTAGGAAATGATGTAATATCTGACATAGGTTCATAACGGCCACGCCATAAATCATTAACATATGCTTTTGCTACACGCTTAGGTGTATTATCTGAATTAGGATCTGATTTCCATGCTACGCCTAATGCTCGAAGAAATTCGCCATAATGATATGCAGCATCATTAATAATCTCTTGTTTTTCTTCATCTGTTAGTCTAGCATCAGGTCCAAACATTGCTTGTTTTGTTGCTAATTGGGTTGAAATGCCGTTAGCAAAACCTGCATTGACTAATTCTAGATTTTTTCTTTGTTCGTCTGTCATATAACTTGTTTCTTTTTATAATATAGATGATATTATTGATTTTTCAAAGTTTTTTCGCCTTTTTTATGCTGCGGCTCATACGGGCAATGTCGGCATCTGTTTCCACAACATGAGCCTCGCCTTATATGATAAGATTCAGTCATTACTCGATATCCGTTCTCATAATAAAAATCGCTCGGAAGGAGCTTGTTTCCAAACTCCCTCACGAACAATTGTTGTACCCAATCTTTTGATGCTGGTTGTATCATTATTTAATCTCACAAGCTCCGCCGGCACAAGCTAATTCACCTGATAAATCGGTATTATCATCTAGCTCAATTACTTGGCTTAAATCAATGTTATGTAATGATTTCATCATGTTTTCATATGTCTCTTTGCTACAATCTTCAAATGGTGCTTGAGTATATGTTCCTCCATTATATGGTAATACTGAAAGGCCGTTATAATGTTCTCTGTTCTCCCACATCCATTCACCAGCTAAATCCCATTCATCATCCTTTAAAGATACAGTTGCTGATACATTATGAGTATTGTTTCCTGAACGATGCCCTGGTTTAACCCATTCTAAGTGCACCTTTTTGATTCGGTCTAATAATTGGAATGGAGATTCAAAACGCATAATTGCGCCTTCTGGTGCTTTTTGAGGAATTGAAATAACTGCAGTATCGTGTGGACGGAAATATTCGTCTTCAATTAATTCTGGGTGATTGATTGCTAAATATGAATAAATTGCTTCATTCTTTCCAACACGAATACGACGAATATAGTAATCATTATGCCATGCATGGATACCTGATGAAGTTCCTAATGCTAATGATGTTGTTCCTGCAGGTTTAACCGTAGTTGTACGAGCTGATTTATTAATTCCAATCAATTCAGCAACTCGTGCATTTTCATCTTTAACTACTTTTGCAGCTGCTTTCATATCATATCCTAAAACAACCCCAGATCCGATACCTGTCATAGATACTCCAATAAGTGCATCTTTTTCAGTTGTACGTTGCCAAATTGGACGTAGGTAATGGAAGTTAGTATATCCTGCTTGTAATGTTCCAATAAATGCTGCAGCACGTACTCTTTGTTCTAAATCTTCTTGTGATTCAATGTCTGATGCATTAACTTCGCACAAGTTACAGAATTGGAATGGACGTAGTGCAATTTCGCAACATGGATTAGTTCCCCAATCTTTATCATTTGTTAAATAAATTCCTGGTTCTCCTGCTCCTGACAATTCAACACGTTTCCATAAATCCATAAAGAATTCTTTTGTTAATTTATGACGCATTAATGTTGCAGAGTTATTAGCACGACCTCTTTGTGGATTAGTTTCCCACCAGTTACCTGATTTACATGCAATCATCTCTTCATCATCTGCTGAGAATAAAGAAATAAGAGCTGCTCTACGGATTCCTCCTGCTAATACAGCATCAGCAACGTGACAAACCATATCGTGTACTTCGATAGGAGATAATTTATCGCCATCTTCTTTAGCATCTAAAATACCTTGAAGCTTAATCAAACATTCTTTTAACGGTTGTGGGCCTGGAGCTTTACCCCCTGATGTAACTAATCGTGCACCTTTTTGACGTATATCTGAAAAATCAAATGTAAACGTAGAACCTCCTGTGAAATAAGATTTAACTAAAACCTTAACTGCATCGGCCCATCCTTCAATTGAATCAGCAATTAAATATCTGCGATTCTTTTTTGGATTTGGTTTGTGAATCTCTGGCAATTTTTCTACATGATGTTTTTGTACCGAATACCCAACGCCAGTACCTCCTAATAATAAAAACATTGCTTCGCCAAATGCTCTGTGGTCGTCAATTGGCAAATATGCGCAGTTGTAAATTCGATTAGGGGAGATTTCAATTGGTTTTCCTCCGAATTGTAAACTACGCATCGATGGTAATACTTTTTTGTCATACACGAATGTATATGCATTTCGAATTTCCGATTCTAATTTTGGATATTTTTTAATATGCATATCCATGTTTCTTGTAACTAATTCTTCCCAGGTTTCTCTACGATTGAGTTCCGGGACATACTTTGCATACTTCATGTACACAGTAATTTCACTCAAAATTTTGTTTGAAATCTCCATTGTTTGTAATCTCCTTGTTGTTAATATAAATGTTTATTAGATAAAAAAAGGCCGGGCATTACATCCCGGACCTCAATTTTAAATAAATATGGTTTATCCTAAAGTTCCGCCCAAGTCTTTGAACTTTTGTGCTAAATTTTTCTTCATTATGTTTTCGCCGGTTTTCATTGTTTGTGTTGTCTGTTTTCCTTGAGTTGTTTGTGGTTCAAAGAATTGAAACTGACCATTGTTTGTATTAATTTTACTAGGTAATGTTATTCCGTCTGGGCCGAAACGATTTTTAATTACGTGACCTCTTCCAGTGCCTGACATTTTATCTTCTACCTTTCTAGATAAAGACATTAAGAAGTCAGCAACCATCACTTTTCCATATGAAGATGCAATCTTATCTGCTTCAATAACATCTTCTTCTAATGCCGATCTCCCTGCTTGTGATGCGGTCCAAACTGGAATGTTATATTCCCCTGCCATTCCTCGTAACTCCTCGTAAAGTTCTTCTAAGGCTTCGTGTTTGTCCTTTTTTGCATTGATCTTCAACAAGTCACCATAATCTACAATAACTAATGCAGGAGTATTACCTAACATGATTGTTTTTTCTAAATGTGCCTTCAATCCCATTACTCCAACTGATTTAGTTGGAAAATATTTAACAATCAAATCACCGCGCAACGATTTCATTTTTTCTTCAACTGTATCCTGATGATGCTTTAATGTCTGTGCGTTAATACCCGTTAATACTGAATCATAACGCTGACCTACATAATTTTCATTAAGTTCTAATGTATAATGTATTACAGTATGGCCAGCTTTAATTGCATTTGCTCCAATATTAATAAGCATCCAAGATTTACCAATGCCGGCAGGTGCCATTACGACTCCCAATTCGCCAGGAGCTAATCCGCCATCCATTAAATCATCAATTACATCCCACCCGGTTGTGATAGTATGTCTAGATGCTTCTGCATATCGAGCTGAAATATTTCGTTTATATTCTAACCCAATATTGGTATCAGCACCAGCTTTCATTGCTGTATCTATCTTTGTTTTAATTTCATCGTAATTTCCTCGTTGTAGCAAATTAACCGAATCCATTATCGCACGTTTAATTTCCTGATTTTTACAAAAATTAAGAATTTCATCTTTAACAAAAGATAAATCATCAGATTCCATAAATCGAAATACATCTTTAAGTTGCTCTAATATAGCAGCTTTTAGAATCGATTCAGGTCCTTCATCACTTAATTCAGTTAATTTAACTTTTAATACATCTTTTGATGGAGGTGTCTTATATTCTTGAAAATGTGATATAACTACATCCAATAACCAACTATTTGCATCTGACTCAAAATAATCAGCTCTAATAATATCGGCAATCTGTTGTAAGAATACTCTATCAGTAAACATAGCCGCTATTACTTTCACTTGAAAGCCCCAACCGTATTCACTTAATTTGTCTGTCATGTAATAATAATATTAAATAGGAATGTAATATCCAAATTATTTTTTGTGGGTTTGTTGTGCGTATGCATTTAGTGATAGCCAAGTGTTGTTTAACCAATCTGGAGCATTTTTCATTACCGCCCACATTTTATCTTCCATGAACAATCTTTGAAATTCCACTTTGTTTAACGCGGATATAGGTTCATTTATTAAACCTCTGATTAAACTTGCACTTTGTGCTGGAATATCCAATAACTTGATGTTCATCAATCTATAATTTTTATCAATTATATCTGATGAGTCTAACATTTTAGCATATGATTTAGATTCATTCAATTTCAATTTGCATTTATTAAATAAATCATCCAATGTAAATTCTTCTGCAGATGCTAGTTCCGGTAATGATTTCAATATTGTTTTCGGGCCGATGCCATCGACTCCAGGAATATTGTCTGATGCGTCACCTGTAAATGTTCTATAGACAACATAATTGTTCGGATGAACTCCAAATTCTTCAATTAATGCTGCCTCGTCATACATTTTCTTTTTAATAGGAGACCATACTTGCAATTTTGGACTAATCAATTGATAAAAGTCTCGATCGGTTGAAACGATTGTTATCTTTTTGCTACGTTCACTGTACATGTCTGCAATATACGCAATCGTATCGTCGGCTTCAATGCCGTCAATTGATAATAATGTAATTGGTAGATTATCTAGATATGATATCAATCGTCCAAACTGCCAACGCATTGCTTCTTGTTCATCTTCTAAAGTAGCAAACTGTTGATGGTCATGTCGACGCAATCTAGTTTTATTAGCACGGTTACCTTTATAGTCGCCGTAAATCTTTTTTCTCTTAGCAGAACCACCTCTGCCATCAAATACAATTATACATCTGCTAGGACGAAAATCTCGAACTACTTTACCTACTGAATATAAAAATCCAGTAATACCTCCGATGTGCTCCCCATCTTCGTTAGTTGATGGGGTTGCACCGAAGGCTCTAATAAAAGTATTAGTTCCATCCATAATCATGATATGATCATCAACATGAGATGGATTTTCTACCTTTTGATTCTGTAACTGTTTGAAGAGTTGTTGATACTTATTTGTCATCCTTCTTCGTCTATAACCTCGTCTGTAATTACAACGTCATCTATGCCGCCATCAACACCTGCTTGGTATTTGAATATGTATGCGTCACAGATTCGTTTATACAAACGTTCTTTAATTGCTGGGTGATCAATCACTTTTTCTACAAAGTTCTTCGATTGGAATTTAACCTCTCCGAAAACTTCTCCGGTTTCATGATCAATATCTTCCAATGTATAATGAGCTCCAGCTTGTTTAACAATGTCAAAGTTTTTCATGATTGCTAACCAACCACCATAGTTATCTATCCCCGAATCGAAATAAATTTCATAATCTACTTTTCGATGCGGAGGACCCATTCTATTTTTAACCACTTGCACATTAGTCTTACTTCCTACCACTTGCTCAACGCCATTAATTTTAGCCTTGATCATACCAGTATTCTTTAATCTAAGACGAACTGATGCATGGAATGGAATAGCTTTACCGCCAGATGTAGTCCATTGGTCTCCGAAAGATACACCTAATTTAGTTCTAAGCTGATTAGTGAAAATCAAACAAATTCTTTCTCGTGCAATCCAATTGGTAACCTTTCGCATTGCTTTTGATAAGATAATTGATTTTGAAGTTGCATAACCATCTTTGTCATATTCAGCCGACATCTCAATTTTTGTAGATGCACCCATGATTGAGTCTACAATGATTGTAACTAAACGATCTTTATTTGACTTTCTAACGCCCTCAACAATTGTTTCAATGGTTTCAAATATTTCTTCAATTGTTTCTAATGGAACATATAACATAGTCTTTAAGTCAACTCCGATTGCTTCTAAAAACTCAGAACTAGTTGCTGCTTCAGTATCAATATAAACTGCCAAGCCACCTTTCTTTTGTGTTTCTGCTAAAGTATGTGCTGCTAACAAAGATTTCCCAGATGCTTCTAATCCAGTAATTTCAGTAATCCGACCCACAGGAAATCCTCCATGGGGTCGGTTTGAAATGGCTAAATCAAGCATAGAGCAACCAGATGATATCCATTCTTTAACATTAGCAGGAGAATCATCATCACCATCTAAAAAATAAGCAGACTTTAATGCTTGTCCTTTAAACTGTTTATTGATACTATCAGCTAATGTATTTGCTAAACTGTCTTCCAGTTCTTGCTTAGTTTTGCTTTTTGCCATCTACTTTTCCTTAATTAAAAAGGTCATTAAATGCTGATGCAACGTCGTCTACTTTTGGAGCAATTGGTGTTGATTTTGCTGCTTTAGGAGCTTCTTCCTCATTTGAAGTTTGCGATGCTGCTGCAGGTACATCTGCATCTGCATTTTCTGGATTCATCCAATCGGATAATGCTTGCTCTAATTCTTCGTACGTTGGCTCAGGGAATAAATCAGTGATTTCTGGTTGATTCATGATTTTCTCAGCAATTGATTTATCTTCTGTTGCTGGTTGAGTGTTAGGTTTAACACGGATTGATGTCTTTGGATAATTAGCTCCTTCCGCTGGAGTGAATTCTACATCAATATCACGACCATTCATTAGATCTGTAATATCTCCATAATCTGGATCTGAAATGATTGATAAAAGTTCTGTGTAAATTTGTTTTCCAAATCCCCAGAATTTAACTCCCTCTGCTTCTTTACCACGGATAATTACAGGAACATATGTTCTCATTTTTGGTTCGATCTTACGACCCATCATCCATTCATCTTTGTCTCCAGTTTTCTTAAGTTTTTCTGCAAACTCTACAATTGGATCAGCATTGCCGAATGTGATCGGGGAAAGCATTGAACGCTTACCGATATCATAATGGAAATACAATTCTAAGAATGGATTGTCTTTGCGATGTACATACGGTACAATTCGAATTCTTGTTTTGCCAGATTCAGGCTTCCACAAATTTTGTTTTTTGTCATCAGCTTTGTTCAACTGATTAAGTTTTGCTTTAATTGCATCTAAATTAAGTGCCATTAGTTAACTCCTTTTGGTTAATTGATTAATAAAAATATAAAATATTAATTACAATATAAGTAATTAATTCGTTAAGTCCAAGTAATTAGTTAAATTATTTTAAGTCAATGTTATAATATTTTTTCATAACACTTTTAATGTATCTAGGATTAATTCTAGAATCAGTATCCATCATAATTGTATATGCAATACCAGCGGCCGTAAAAGTTTGTTTAGCATCTTCTAAATAACTTTTATAAATGTAGTCAGCAAATCTTTTATCAGATTCTTCATTTTCTGCTAATATGCTTTTCAATTTAATCATTATAATTTCCTTCCTTATATAAATATCAGTACCAAGAAAACTTCTTGTAAAATATCAAGTCAATTACTCGATATCCAGCATCATCTGTAAGTATAAATGAATTTTCATACTGATACCAATCAAGTTGATATGTTTTATCTAATACTCCATTATTAAGTTTTCGTATTACTTCATTAAGTGCATTTACTGTGTATAAAGTGTTAGTTTCTTTTTTTCTATGAATACTAATAGTATTTTGACCTCTTCGGCCCGAATCTATAGCATTATAAGTGCAATACAAATTATCAGACGAAGCTGCGTTTGAAAATACGAAAATACGATGCTCTGGTATTTCGTAGTTATGTTGAATGTATTCGGATACAATATTTAAATCCGAACGATGTGCAAACGTACAAAGTAGTTGTGTTTTCAATTCATTAATCCTGTGGTTTTGTTGTTACCTGTGTTGACATTTGGCTACCTAGAACAAATAAATGGTTTTGATGGAAATTTGCTAAGCCGGCTGATAATCTGTGGTTATCCGTACATTTAAGTACATTATACAAATCGGCTGATGATTCTAAGAACAATGTTTTGTTTGGTTTGATGATCATGCCCCACCAATTAACAGAATTTATCTTTCTTGCTAGCAATGTATCAATATTACGACAAAATGATTGTATGATTGAATCAATATCTTCTGCAGAATTTAATAGATCATTCAATTTGTCTCCGATACGTTGAATCATTTTAATATGTGTTGTAGTTCGCATATCAATTAATTCTTGTATTTCTCGTTCTACTGTAGGATCATCTATTAAATCTAATAATGCATTGATCTGATCGCGACCTTTTGATTTGCTAATATCTTGTCCGGTTAATAACTTTGCAAGTTCAATAAATGAATTCAATTGCTCTGTTGATTCTGGGTCTAATGACCCGAAGTCAAATGTAGTTTTATTATAGTTTTTAAGCGATATTGTTTGATCACCAACTTCAATGTCAGCCTCAATACCCGTGTCTCCAGCTACTGCGCCTTTTACTTTTCCATCATATACTATAGCAAACCATAATTCCGATTCATCTCCATTTGGTATTTTAATAGTATCTCGAATTATATCATACAATGTTTCATATGACCCTCGTATTGGAGTAACTCCGGTCTTCAATTGAAGTTGACTAGGTTTTTGTATAATATTTAATACTTGTTGTCTTGTATTAGTATCTAATTGTAGAATAGCATCATACATTCCGCGCAATCCAATGATTTGTTGTCCCGGTACACTATATGTACGAATTATGAATGATTCAAACTCATCAACATCTAAAAATGCTCGGCTGTTACTTACTTTTTGATCGGGAGTATTTTGATTAGTTGTTTGTTCTGAAATAACGCCTACCATCGCACGACGTACAATTTGCTCAGCCTCTGATAAATCAATATCAGTCATTTCTAATATAACATCTTTAAGTATAGCAAAATCATCTACTGTTTTCGGATATCCGTGAGGTAGACGGTAACGCCATTCTACTAAAATTGAATTGATCATAATGATATAGTTTTCATTTTATTATAAATATTACCTACCTGTGTTTTGACCGGAAAATTTCCTTGTTCTAAAATTTCATTGATTTTAGGTAATACTTCTTGAGCTTCATTGAATGGAACATCAAATAGAACCGAGTCATATGTATATAGAATCATGCAAGTTTTATATGATGTTAACATGTTTTGTATTTTATGCAGTTTCTGTACAGATACTTCGGTTTCAGTTGCTTGTAGATAGTAGTTGAATATTTTATTAGCAGTAGCATTTGTTATCATATCATGCGTAATTTTACGTCGCAATATTGGAGTTTCAATATATTTTTTAGTTTTCCATTGATTCCATAACGAATAAATAAAATCGTTTACTTTAGAGAAAAATGGTATTGATAAAAATTCTCGATCAATTCCTCCATATAATAATCGGAATGTTATTTGTTTGCTTTGTTCATACTCCTCAACAGTTAATTCATCTTTTCCGAAATATTGTTTTCCGAAGTATTCATGCACTGATCCTGCAGGTAAATCATAACTAATTAATCTAGCAATCAATCTAACGTGATATGCATCAAAGTCCATTTCTACTAAAGCACCTCGGTCGAACCTACTACAAAAAGCTGCACGCGTGCCATCTTCTTTATTCATAGCTGCAAAATTGAAGCCTCGATATGCATTACTTGGACGGCCGGTTGAAGTATGATAATTGTAGTTTGAATAAACTAAGTTGTTTCGTACTAATTCTGGCATACGAAATGTTTCATTAACACATAATCCATTACGTTCAATTGTTGCAAAAACCTTTGGATATGTTTCATTGAACTGTAAATATGATTTTGATAACTCTGCATTGATACACATCGGCCAAGCATATTTCCTAATCTTTTGACACATTTGCAAATGTTGCATTAATGGGACAATTGTATTGATATATGGTAGCGTAGTATGTCTGCGCCAATAAAATGAATGAGCTGTTGTCGGATAATGAGATTCATCATACGATTCGTTATATGTATACCACCACAATGTCTTAACATCCCATACAGCTTCATTTCCTCCTATTTGAAGCCATTGCTTTTTATCATATACAAAGATATTATCTAATTCAAGAAACCGTTGTACATGTTCAGAAAAGCCCCTTAGTTGTTCAGTATGTTTAATTGGAACTAATCGTTCGATATCATCTTCAGTATACACGTATATACAAGAAATTTCATTAGTAGAAACATGTAATTGCGAATCGGCTAATATTGGTATTACTAATGATTTTTTATCTTGTATGTAGTTGAATAATGCTAATACATCGGTTTCATCGTCCACTATCATATATGACATATAATATGAAAAATAAGTGACATTTCCAATTATTGATTGATGTCATTAGGAACGATGTAGTCTGTATCAGAATATAATTCTATGTAATTATTTAACTTTTTAGATATCCCTGGCATTGTTTTTTCTAAAACACTAACACGTTGAGCATTTATTGTTGCAACAGATGGTATCGTTATTCCATTGGTAATTTGCATTGATAATTGACCTGCAATTTGCCATTGTATTGATACCGCAGTATATAAATTAGGATCAATCTTTTTATTAGTCCAATCTTTAAACTGAGTTTCATCGATCTCCGTTATTGCAGATTCATTTATTTTCTTTATAAAATATCTAGTAATAAACTTAGCTGCTTTATCTTTTTCAGTTACAGACGGATAAAATGATTGTATTGGTTTGTATTTAGTAGTTACTGACTTTAATTTTTTATATTCAGTTACAACTTTAGATGGACGTTCAAATTTGATCAACTTAACCGATTTATCGGGCCTCCAAGTTGATTCAGTAAAAGTTTCCCCCGTAGTATAAGAATGATATGCACCTTTATACTCAACTAAATCTTCTGTCATCCATTCCTGGCCAGTAGTATACAAATTATAAAATGTTTCTTCTACTGTATAATATGCTTTCTGTCTCATTCTTGTACATCGATATTTGGTCGCATAATGCATCTAATAGTAGTTGTCCATTGACCATCAGTTGCAACGGTGTGTGCAATACTCATAATACTAAATACTGCGTTTTGTTTATATCTAGTTGGTAATCCATCAAATGTTAATACGTCACCATATCTGAATCCGTTAATACCATCAATTGTAAACTCAACTTCAAATGGAATTACTGGAGCTGTTAATTGATTTGATTCAACAATTGAAGGGGTTGGATATTGCACATACTTTTGCAATGCTTGGGCTAATGCAGCGCGCTTTTCTGGATTTGTTAAATCATTTCCGTATGCAATTCTTGCTTGTTTTAGTTTTTCTACAAAATTTTCGTGTGCTAATTTATACTTATTTTTTATTTCAAGTAATTCTTCAGGCGTAATTAAATTTCCTACAACTTCATGTGGTCCAGATCTTGTTACGGTATTTGCAGCGTACATGTATGCAACATATGGTGCTATATCAGATTCAGCAATTTCTGAAGGATCTTGATTAACAACATATGCTAAATTAGATGCATCTGCTGGCAACTTGCCTGAGAATTTAAAATCTCGTACAACCGTGCCGTATTTGTGATTTGAAAACATCGGAACTGAGTACGGTACAACTGGTTTTTGATTCTTTCCTAATGAAATTGCTTTAGCATCATAGTACAATAAAAATTCTGGAAGTTCTGGATGCGTTATTAATTTCATATCAATTGCGCCACCCGTAGCATCATAAATTTCATATGATACTTGAGATAATAATGATGCTACAGTAAAATTATTACTTTTTTCTAACGAAGCTACGATTTCTTGTATCACCTCCATATTAATAAATATTCTAGTTGGCCAACTGTATTTATATTCTAGAGTTGGCCCGGTTTCTGATAGTTCTTGATATGTCTCAGAAAATACGTATCCTTCGCCACTTGAATCTAATTCTGCGTACCATTTTACATTACCATATTGATCAGTAGATCCATCTGCACTAGCAAGCCAAATTCTTTGAGGGTCTGATGAGACCATGTTTTCATAATAATTTGATGTACATAATGCATCATTTTCGGTACAAATAATTGTCGCAAATGGATCGGCTGCTTTTCTTTTTGAAATAATTAAACGATTAATAAAATCAATCAGCCAAGCCAATTGTATATATCGTTGATATGCAATTTTTCCGGCAATCGGTTCTCCCCAAGCTGCCCAATTCGAATATTGTTGTATTTCGGATATGGATCTGTAAATATCAGTATTTCCTCGTTGATCAGCTGGCGGCCTTGGGTTTCCGTTTTTATCTGATTCAATTAAATCGTTTATTTCTTTATCTAGATTCGTATAAAATGTGCCTAGTTCTGTTTTATCTAAAATAATCTGTTCCGGAGTTGCTAGCAACGCGGTTGATGGTAACGGCGGTATACTTGCAGCTTCTTCCGTCAACGGACCGATGAATTCTGCCGGCGGTGTTTCATTAAGTTGCATTTCAGTTGTAGGATCCGTTTTAGGAGTAACTGTATTCATAATCAATGATATATCAGCATATGTTTGGCTTGTACCAGTCATTGACAATGTTACAGTAACACTCATATCTGGCTGATAATCAATAGTAAAAGATTTAATTAAACCATCAAATACAAATGAATTCATTTTTTGATATTCTCGCAATTCAGTTGTTGTTAATGATGGATATAATGTTCTGATTTTTTCTGCAGAAGCCATTGAACTTGTAAGTAGCCCGCTTGTAGTCTCATATGAAACGACTGCAGAATCTGGATGTGCAATTAATATAGTAACATGACGTCCTGGACGCATATATACTGACTCAATAAAATTTAAATCTCGTTCGGGGTTAGGAATTGTAATGTTGATTGTTGCATCATTCAACAAGCCGTTACTGTTATCACCAATTGTAACATCTAATGAAGTAATATATGGCGGAATTCTTCTAGAAGAATTTGTCATTGGTTGTGCAGTTTTTTCTAGTATCTTTCCGTCTTGTACTAATCGTTCTTGTACAGTATATGTTCTGTCAGATAAAAATCCATTAGGTCCACTAGGCAAATATTCTCCTGACCGTACGGTCTGTCCTCCTAATATTGCTTCTAGAATCTGTGTTTTTCTATCCGGTTCTTTATATGGAATAAGTTGTACATTTGCTACTTTCTCAAGCATAAAACGTAAATCCTTAGTCGATCTTCTCCAGCCCGCTATTCCTCTCGAATTTAATTCTAGCTGCAAATTTGCATCAACTTCAGTATAAAAAATATCACTCATAACTATTATCTAAATCTATTTGTTTGTGTAAGTATATCTTGCATACCAATTTTACTAGGTATGCGTAATTTAGTATTACTCGGAATAACCAAACTTCCTTTGCCTAATCCATTTGCAGCTGCAATAATCCACCATAATGATTCATCGTCATAGAACGTGTGTGCTAATTTATCTAAACGTTCTAAACTTGTAGTTTCAATGTATATATCAGATGAAGATGCTGGTATTACTGGAAATATTGTTGTTCCGCGTCTTTTGATATTTTTAGTATCTCGTATTTCTGGTGTGCTATTATATCTGCTCATAGTTTTATTAGTTTAATTATTAGAATGATGCTCCCGTAGTATATGGAGATAATCCTAAAGATTTTGGTTGTTGTCGACGTTCTTTACGTTTAAGTTTAACAACACGCTTTTCTGGATTCTCTGATGTCTGTGCTGCAGCTGCAATCGCTTCTTCTTGCGTTGGTTCGAAAGCTGGATTAGTTACAGCATCACTTAGCCAATTTCGATTTCCTGCTTTAGGCTGTGCATCGATTCCAAATTCTTTTTCATCAGCTAATGAATACATTCTTCCGCCTTTTTGTGGCAAGTAATCCATGATTGGTGTTAAGCTCAATGAAACGGAAATTTTGTGTGGTACTTGCATCATTTCTGGATCTTGTTCAATATTAATTTCCCATGTAGTATCAGAATCTTGGAATGTATAACTCAAACTAGTAATAATAACAGCTTGATGTATAAATAAATCTCCAATTGTAATTCGCATCCATGGTGCTTTCATTGCAATTGAGTCTGGATCATATTCTGGCGCAGTATATCCTGCTAATGCATTTAATTTGCGATATATGAATTTTACTTCATCTCGATCAGATGCATATACCGTAAAATCTAAACTAACATCTCGAGTCACACCAGTATAATGATAATTTTGATCTGCTCGTCCAATCATTGTAACTGGAGTCCATGTTGGAGAAAAAGTATCACCGAAACTAGTTATAATAGCTCGGAAAACTAATACATCATCGATTTCAGATTCAGGTGCTCCGTTATATAATTTAGGGCCAGTAAAATAAAACTTAATAAAATCTTGCGTAGTTCCAAATTTGTCTAATAAATCTATTCCTAGAGCGTTTCCTAAACCAGAACGTTTCCATTGATATATGTTTTTTCTAGTTCGCTGGCCAAAGTCTATAACATTAACTTTATCTCCTCGGAATGGTGTGGCCATTTCTACTGGATTAACAGTTATACCCCATTCTCCTGATTTTTTCCATCTTGTTGCTACATGGCTTGCTGCCGTGAAATCATTACGAAATGCATATGGGTTATCATGATCGCCTAAACCAAAACCAGTTTTTCCAATACCATCTAAATTAAATACCGAATAAGGTCCTAATGGTGATGCCGAAGCGGCTGCGTAAATCCCTGCAATAATACTCCCTCTCAATGCAGCAGACGCTCCATCTAATCTAATCATTGGCGGATTATATCCTTTTCTTGCACGAAAATCCGGATACATAACTCCTGGCAAATCTCGGTTTGAACCTAACTCTGCAACAGCATATTGATTTTTTACTGAGTAATTATTACTTAACTCTAATAAACTATTTCCTACTTGAGCAACTTGCGGAATCCCAGTAACTGATCCTAGTAAATTAGTTCCAAACCCAGCAATATTCTGAGCCATATTTCCTAGCTGTATATTAGTTGTTTGAGCTAGTTTTGATTGCCATGATAATGCGGCAGTCTCATATGCATTATTTGTAAATCTAGGTATGAACTCAGACATTATGTTCTCCTCCCAATTGGATTAAGTGTGGTCGGAGAATATATATCTCGTTCCATTTTTACCGTTAAATTAACGTTGCGCATTGCTGCAGCAATAGATGTTGCTAGTTTATTGTAATCAATTCCAGAGCCGCCACCTTTTAATGTTCTATCAATAACATCTCCGGGTCTAAATGCAGCAATTACATCGTTCGGAGCTGGGCGTAGTATCGGCCCTCTATCTGGCATTATTAATGCATCAGTTGTATCTGTAATCGCAGCAGTACCTGGGGTAGTGTTACCTGTTTGAAGTTGCGGAACTAATCCTGTAATTTTATTTATTGCCGCTGAAATAGTTTCTCCAAATCCAGGTATTTTTGCTATTAGATCGCTTAAAGGATCTGTAATTGCACCTATAGTTTCCCCGAATATCGTTACAGTTCCAAAGGCTTTCATTGTTGCTGGATCTGAAAATGTTCTCATTACATCTTCAAATGATTTTGCGCCGGCTAATGCGGTAGTTCGAGTCGCTCCGACATCTACTCCAGATAGATTGATAATTTTTTCATCTATACTTTTTAAGTAGTCATTTGCAATTTGCGCTGTACTTCTATTATCAGTTGTCTTAATTAATTCTTGAATTTTTGACTCATCTACTCCGTCTTTTCGCAATTGACTTACAACACTAGTTATGTCATTTTGATTAAGTCGCATTAGTTTTTCTACTCCTAATTCGGACATAATCTTTTGTTTTTGCAACATTCGAGCTATAGTTGCTTCATCAGTTCCCATTAACTCAGCAGCTTTTTTTCTTGCAAATAAATTCTTTTCTAATACCGGTCCCTGATCCTTAAGAAAATCATTCATTAACTCAGCTTGTTTATTTGCATCTCCTTGCAATGTAGCCATTCGATATGCGTTAGTTAAACTTTTGCCATCTTGGGTTAATAAACGCTTACCTGAAAGTAATTGATATTCTAATTCAGAACCAATCGATGATTCAATATTTAATAAATTATCGCCTGCAGAATTTAACCCTTCTAATGACGTTCCCAAAGCTTTGGACTTCAGTACAGCTAATTCTAAAGAGCCTGGTATTCTACTATAACGCATTTGTAAGTCTGCTGTTAATGACCCGATATCTTGAGTTAAATCTTTTTGTAATTGCAATGCATCTATACCAGTAACACTCGAAAGTGTTTTTGATAATTGTTCATGCATAGTCGCAGCTTCGGCGCCAGAATCAGCAATAGTTGATGCATAATATTCATAACCTTCTGCTGCAGCTGCTGTTACTCCTAAATTATTTTGTAAAAACTGTTGCGTTAATAGTAAATTTTTTCGAAAGCCTGTTGATGCATCCCCTGCAAATAACATTCCAGCAGTTAATCCTTTTAAATTATCAGCATAGCCCATTAATTTATCAGCGCCAATTTCAGTAGAAACAGCTAAAGTACGTAATTGTTTTGCATACTTTGCTGCGGTAATTGATGATACACCGTAACTTTTATTTAGTGCTTTATTTCGTTCTTCGAGAAATGTTATATTTTTAACTAAACTATTGACACCGGCTGCATATTGTTCTTGTATTCCAATTACTTTTCCAAGGCCCATACTCAGTTGAGTATTGCTATCTGAAATCTTATTTATAATTGTGTCATACTGCTGTAGTATTGCATTTAACGATGGTAATGTTTCAGTTAAAGTCTTTAATCTAGCTTCTAAATCTCTAGATTTTGCTTCCCATCCAGATGAATCTGCGTTTGGATCAGCCATTCCATGTCTAGGAAAAGATTTAAGATGTTTGATTAATATGTACTGGTCGTTTGATTGCACAGGGTATCCTATTTATTAATAAATATTTATCATCGAGATTTTGCAACACGTTTAATAGATGCTGCATTAGAAGCTTGTTGAGCTAATTTTTCTGCTCGCTCAGCATCTGCAGTGCGCTGCTTGTTGATTTTCGAAATCCAAAATCTTCGTAAATGTAATGGTAAATTATAAATAGTATCCCAGTCCCATCGACCATCGCCAGCAACCAACAATTCATATAGTTGATCATGTAGTTGTACTTGATGTTCTGGTTTAAAACCAAAAAAGGTCTGGTCCAAGTTGAAACCCGGTTTTGAAGGCGCTCCCGTCTTCGCCTTCGAACTCAACTATGAAATCTAATCCTGGCATATTGTCAGCCATATATTGTCTGAATGCTTTAGATGCTACGGCCGGCAATTCATATTTAATATATTCAGCAATATAGTTTTTATCTCGATTGCCGTTAACTTCCATGATAGTATTTTCTAATAAAATAGAAATTGCGCGGGTTGGATCTAATTTTTTTGAAATATCTCCAGTAATAAACTTGAATTTAATTTTATCATCATTTAGTGTAACAGTATAATCAAACTCTCCGTTAGCATCTGAAGTTAAATTGAATGGCTTAAAATTTAATTTTGATAAGTCGATATCTCGTTCTAATTCTTTATTAGTTTTTGGATCTCTGACCGATACTGGATATTTGCTCCCATATCCGTGAATACGTGCAGCAATTATTAATCCTTCTCTATCTGTCATGGAGATATCATCAACATTGACTCCGGGAGTTACTATAAGTGATTCAAGTAATTTATCAAATACAACTCCTGTAGCAATATATGTGGAATTAGATAAAATATCTTCATCATATGCTGTCATGTGTCGCATTTCTACAGCCCCGTCACGTAATGGAGATGATTCTGGGTAGATTTTTCCTAAACTAGGAAGCTTAACTATTACGGGTGGAATTCTTAATCTTTGTTTGTTCTCGTATTGTTGTTTTACTAGATTAACAATGTTAGAATTATCTAAACGGTCTGTCATTTTATTATTACTCATTATGTTCCTTATAACTTTATTATAAATATCAAAGTCCACAAAAAATGGGAGTATTTCTACCCCCATTTCTAGAATCTAGATTTATTAATTAGAAGCTTAATAAAGCCCAATCATATCTTAATGTTAATTCAACCATTACTACATCTTCCGAACTCCAATCCAATGAACCGAAGTTTGTTTCAGTAATAAATGCGTTCTTCAATGTCCATTTTTCAACAACCTCACCTAATGGAGAAAGTTGAAGCAAATCAACTTGTTTTTGGTACATTGATTTATATCCATCTCTACCAGTAGCAGATTCGTGATGTAAACGTACCCAATCCATTACTGCTTGTGCTGCTGATGGAACAATAGCGTCATACAATGTAACTGCAATTGTGTTCCATACACTTTTGCCTTTTACATAACGTTGTACATTGATATGGTCTAATGCAATTTCTCCGTTTGTCATTGAAGGTTTTGCAGATGTTTTTACTAAATATGCCGGAATACCGTTTGTTTCTAATACAAATTGATGTGCGCGTTTCGGTTCCCAAGTATATGCCTTATCCCAAAAATTAGATTCAGTTCCATAATCAGCATAATTTGTACCGGGGTTGGCGGTGTTTATTAAATCTTCAAGTGCCATTTCACATTCCTATTTTTATTATAAATATCAGCAAAGTAAAAAAGGTAGAACCGAAGCCCTACCTTTTAATTTAAATTAATTTACTATTCCGGGAAACTTGCTCCTGTCGGTTGAATATTAAAATCTAGGATAATAAATTCTGCCGTTCTTGTTGGCTGAAGGAATATTTGTCCATACATTATATTCATATCAATTAAATCTGGAGTGTTGTTTGTTTCATCCATAATAACACGGAATGCATATAAACCTTGATTTGCACGTACTTGTTCTAAATATGGATTCACAATATTCAAGAATCTATTTCTAGTTGCCGTAGTATTTTGTTCGAATACCAAATAACGAGTTGATGATGCAATATATTTCTTAACTGCAATCAATAAACGACGCACATTTACGCGGTCTAATGCGCTCGGAAGATCTTGTAAGGTCTTTTGACCCCAAATAACAATTCCTTCGTTAGGGAAGTTTGCTATAGGGTTAACACGAGCTTCATACAATGTGTCTCGATCTGATTGAGAAAGATTTTTATATGTACCGACTGCTGTACTTAAACCTCCTCGAGTCAAACCTGCCGGAGCATACCATGGAGCTGCAATTGCATCATTAAATGCTAACACACCTGGTACTACAACAGATGCTGGAACCCAGATTGGAATATTGCGTCCTGGATTATTGATTCTTACCCAAGGATAATATGTTGCTGTATAATTGCTATTCAAACTTTGAACTTGATTTACTACTTCAGTAATTGAATCAGTTAATCCGTTTGAATCCATTACATAGAATGCATCTTGACGACCTTCTACTAAATTTCTAGCATATGAAGTAACTAACGGATGTATACTGTCGATAATTCCTGGTGTTACTAACATGTTCATATCATATGCATCAGCATTACTTAGGATAGAAAATGCTTTGTTATATGCTACAGTACCGCCAGAAGTTGTAGTACTACAATTGAATCCGAATGTGTTAGTTGCAGAAATATACTGTCCTGAATATTTTGGTAAATTAGGACGAGCTCCATCAAATCCACCTTGGAACGGAACAATAAATTTACGAGTTGCTAATGCAACATTTGCATCAAATGTATTTGCTGTTAATGCTGCAGTTAATGAACCAGTATATGGAGATGATGCTGGGAAGTTTGCTGCAGCAGCTTGTGTAGCATCTCCTAAATAAAAGTCTACGTTGCTTCCTGTAGTTGAACCGGATGTTGGAACAGGTGCTAAATAATTCAAGTTATTTAATACCGTAAAGTCAAACCCATGATAATTTTTATTGCTAAATGTAGTTGCAACTTGTGATGTTCTATATGCAGCCGCTGTAAAGTTTAAACTTCCAGAGGCCATTGGTATTGGACATTCAACTGCACGGAACCCGAATGGAATATCTGTTGGTTGTGCAATTGTTGATGCAATTTCAACGCGAATGTAATTAGAAAGATTTGGATAATCACCCGATTCTACAACATTGAATTCATTGTCAACTGTCTTGTATTTATCTCCAATTACTTTTGCAATATAACGTGATGAATTTGGATTCAAGTTAACATTACGGAATGTTTCTACTACTTCAGGTCTTGCATCTGTGTCTTGAGATGAATATGGAGAGTTTGGTATATTCGTAGTATTAACTTTACGAACCTCTACCGTAAACTGAGCAAATCCATCTGGATCAGTTACTTCTGTTGAAGTTTTAATATCACGAATACCAACTTTAACTGAATAGTTTACAGATGTACCATGAGATAATGTATGGAACTTAAACAAGTCTTTAGTAATATTACCACTTACTTTTTGTGAAGTAATCCATGGAGTTGCTGCTGTTGAATAATCTGATAAAAATTCATAGTTTGACAACTTAACTAATTCTAAAGTTACTTGCCCAATATTTGCAAATAAACTAGATGCATTTTTATTTTCATATTGTACATATACCGGATAGTCAATTGATTTAGGCGATGATGTAAATACTTTGCTTACATAATCATTTGAATTTGAAACAATTGATCCTGAGATTGCAACACCTTCTGTTACTAAGAACGATCCGCCGAATCCGATCGCTGTTGCATCATCACCGGTAGCTACTGCATATGACCCTGACAATTTAATTGCGAATGATCCAGAACCACCATCTTGCAAAACTGAATCTTCAAACAATGCTGTCGCACCCGTTGTTGTAATAGCTTGTACTGGATGTAATACGTGTGTTACTGCTTGAACTGAACCTGATTTAGCAACGATTGCTAAAGCTCCATTTGTTAAATAATAACCATCTTCATATAAAAGACGAGTTACTGTAATTACATTCCCATTGCGTAAATAATCTTGAACAACGTATGGTACATATGAATCATCTGTATATGATCCAAAAATACTTTCGAATTCTCCAAAACTTTTAATTTTTGTAGGAATGAGTGCAGGCCCTTTTACGGTTGGACCTACGATTGCTGCACCTATTTGTGCAATCCCTCCAGCTAAAAACGATTGATCAACTTCATTCGTGAATACGCCGGGAGATACTACTCTTTCTGCCATTAAAATACTCCTTTAAGATTTTATTAATAAATATGGTTTAAACAAGCCAAACCTTATTCAGTAGGAGTAAATGTACCAGCAACGATATCAATCTGACCTTCGCCATATCGTTCTTTAAGTTTATCTAGCAACTCAGTTTCTTTTGAACGTAATTGATCGAATTGATTCATTAGTTCATCATACTGCGATTCTACTTGTTCTAATTGTCTTGAGATTAATTCTCGTTCGATTGAAACGTTGCCGATCCATGACGCATTTTTTGCAAATTGTTGTTGTAAATCTTGAATTGCATCTAAATGTTCTTTGTCTAATTTTTTAGTCATACGTAACCTTTTCTTGATATTATAAGAATAAATAGTTTAAAATCAAAATTCATTTTAATTAATAATCCGATTCTAATGAGAATCGAGATAAATCCCAAGCAACAGCAGCCGCTGTAGCGTTATTGGTTGCCCAACATGTTCTACCTAATGGGGTTGTTGTTGCCGGTAAGTTTGTCGATAGCGTACCTGAAGTTTGTGCGGCAGTTGATAAATTTGTGATTCGATATGTTACTGCAGTATCATTTGGTTTTGCAAAAAGTACCATTTCATATAATGAAGTTGTATCTACCGGGTAACTAGCTCCTAATGCAATAACAGTTGGGGCTGTACCGGTAATATTATGTACTAAATTCCAGTTACCCGTACTTGCATTAATTGCCATACCTATTTTTCCCGGGGTAGTTGATGTTGTCGGGTCGATGTTGGTTGGAGCTGTTGTTGCATTATCAGTCAATCCTACAAACATTCTCATACCGGTTTGTGTTGTTGTTAATCCGAATCTCGCGACAACGAAGAATCCTCCAAGTCCTGATGCGTTTCCTCTCCAACATTCAAAAGATGCCACACGAGTAGAAGCTAATGATCCCGCACCAGCTGCTGATGTATTTACAATTCTTCTTGTTTGGGTTTTTAAGTTAGTAGTAGTAATATTGGGATTTGATATCGTACCAACGTTAGTTACAGTACATCCAATCACACCTACTGTTGTACCACCACCGGGGCCTATTACCGAAACGTTATTGAACATGATGTTTGATTGGAAAGGGGTATCTAAACCACTAGGGCCAATCCATTTTGGCATCTGCCGACCGGCTATATCTTTTGAATATACTATAAGATTTCCTTCTGCGGGTGCAGTTGGGTCTGTTGTTGAAACTAATTGCAAGTTACCACTAGCAATTTCTACATTTGATGCTCCTGCAAATGTACCTGCATTATTGTATTGTATTTCTCCGGAAGTTCCGCCGGGTGATCCTCCCGATCCCGCAGGGCCGGCTGGTCCTACTACTCCTTCCATTTTAGTAACACTTAATACAGCATTATTTACTATACCACCTGATGAAGCAACATATCGGGCTGCTAATGAAACATAATCGCCAGCTGTAAGTATTTCTTGAGTAGTAATACCTACAGTCATTTTATCGGTACTAGAATTCTTACCTGCAACTAAACTTCCACTTAAAATAGTTAGTGTATTTTTAGCTATAGCAAATTCAAAATCATTTACAGTTGTGCCTTGTGCGACGTCACAGTGATAATGTATAGAATATAAACCATCTGAATAAACATATATTCTATCTGTGTTTGTATTATCATGTGATATTATAGAAGGTTGGTTTTCTACATCAGTTGCATTAAATGTTATTAAAGCCGGTATCAATGTTAATGTATATCCGGTAGTTCTTCTTGCTTGAGCTGCAGCTAGATTGCCGGTTGAATATGGAGCATAGGATGCTGACAATGCATATGATGCTGATATAGCATTTGATATTGAACCGGAATATGCACTAGCAGATACAGCACCTGTTAATGTTATTGATCCAGATACGACTAATCCGTTTTGTATTAATAAATCATCCATAATTTTTATAATAAATATTAAGTATTAAATATATCTATCTTTAACTGCATTGTAATTTTGTAAAACTTCGGCAGCAGTTAAAGCTCTTGTATATATGTGGGCAGCTGCTATTTGACAAGCATTATAATATCCCACCCAATCTAAAGCTGAACCTAATGATAAACCTCGTGTTGTGCTAGTGCCTAATGCAGTAATTGCTGTTGTACTTGCTGCATTTTGCACACCGTTGACATATATAACTTGTCTGTCATTAATAGCATCATAAACTGCTGAAATATAATAGAAACTACCAGTACTTGCTGCGTTTAAGAATGCGGTAGAACTTAAAGTACCACCCGTACCAGCTGGGTCTTGTGCAGCTACTCTCCACTTTAACTGCACTGAGGTGTTATCTTGTTCTATTCCTATTCTAGTAAAGGTATCAGATGATGTTTCTTCATAGAACATACGTTTATCAATACCTGCTGTAATTGAAGATGGTTTCCATAATAGGTTTATAGTAACTTGATTTTGGCCTGCTAGTGTTGCTGCTGAGTTTATTGTTATGGTTTGATCTGTGCCGTTAAAACTAAAACTTTGACTAGCAGGAATATAAGACGCGTTCATTGTTCCATTCCAGCCATTGCCAGATATATCTTTCCATGTGTTTGAATTTTCTTCTGGATAATAGGAATTTGGTGAGGCTGCATCAAAGTATAAATGCAATCCATTTGTTACTATATCAGGTCCTCTCCACTTAAATGAGTATGCCATAACTTATATCGATCTTATTATTGTTTTAATATTCCATCCAGATGTAGTAGCGCTACCCGTAAATGCAAAATTACTACCTACTATAAACACACCAAATTTTAACCCGGAATGATTACCAAATCCTAAAGTTGTTGTTTCAGTGAATGAAACTTGTGATCCTGACCAAACCGCTGTTAATTGTCCCGCTCTCGCGCTAGAACCAGATTTAGCAACATATTCAAACCACGCGCCGTCATATGATGCTGTTGGAATAGAATACACTGTAAATGCTCCTGATGCTGTTAAAATGTTTGTAGCAGTTGTAGTTAATGCTCGTTTAGTTGGATTTCCGAATGTAATTTGATTATCAGACGTTACTTCTAATAATGGCTGTCCTGATATATTATTTACATTAAATAGAGAGCCAGAGAATGAATCTGTTACAGAAAATAATTGGCCTGATCCTCCTTGTATTTTCAATATTGGCGCGGTAGATCCAGAATTGTATATAGTTAAACTACCTGTAATAATCAAGTCGCCCTGTACAGTTGCACTGCCAGAGATGTTTGCATGATTAAAACTAGCGCTATCGGCAAAAAATGTGTTACTCATATTAAATATATATTTTAATTGTTAAATTCGCCATAACTTACAGCTTGCCAAAAAGTGTTTCCTGCTAATGCCGTGCTACTATTAGAATTGACTACAAACCCGCTTGAAGTTTTGCTTTCTACGGTCCAAACCCTAGCATCCTCTCCTGTAATTACAACAGAATAATTTGTATCTGGAAATGCTGTTGAAAATGATACTGATGCAGTTAATGGTGTTCCAGCAAATGAAGTATTTGCAATAACGTTATTTTTAGATACCATTCCGTTAACATAACTAGCAGTAGCTGCATTTGTAATACCTGTGGTAGTTCCGACTACATTCAAACTTCCAGATATAGTAACACTACCGCTTGTAGCTACGAATAAGTTATGTCTATTCGAATCATCAATTCCATCACCTATAATAAATGCAGCTGCGTCAAATAATGGCTGATTATATTGACCAATAACTGTTTGGTACCAACCAACTGCTCGTGTATCATTTCCAGCTGTACTAGAAAAACGTCCAATTGTTTGTGTTAGATTTCCTGCTGCATGGGATGCATCGCCAATATATGTTGAAGTAGCTGGTGGTTGTTGATTTCCATATATTCCGATTGTATATTTTGTCTCGGTGCTAGTATCAACTGTAGTATCAACTAAAGTTATTTCAGTATTAGTTCCAGTCCAGGTTGATGATGATACTTCAAACAAGTATGTAGTTTTTACACCTATGCCTGAGATATTGCCGGTACCATCGTCGATAATTGCAATTGTGCCAGGTGCAAATGTTGAAGTTAAATCCCCATGTGCTGCATCTAAATTAAATACTCCAGCTGTTATTGGATTGCCATCGTTACTATATCCTAAATAACCAGCATAGTTACCATTTCCTTCAGCGTGTGAGTAAGCAGCTAATGTATAATTGCCACTGCCTTCTGCGTGAGATGCATATCCATATGTATAATTGCTGCCACCTTCTGCATGAGAATAATTCCCTATAGTAGTTGAACTAATTCCTTCTGCATGTGATGCGACACCAAATGCGCTATTAGCTTCTCCTTCTACGTGAGAAAAAGTACCTATAGCAGTAGCGCTAGTACCTTCGGTGTGTGCTGCCAATCCCCCGAAATATTCTACGCCGGATGCTGGATAATCTATCGAATTAAATATAGCAGTTGTAGTTGTTATGGTATTATCTACTAATTGTACCGTTGTGTTTGTACCATCCCATGAAGATCCAGTTATGGTGCCTACTACATTATATCCGTATGAATAATCATATAAACTATCATCAATTACAACCGTATAACCGGGTACAAAATTAGTAGTAACATCCCCATATGATGTATCAATAGTAATAAGACCAGCTGTAATAGTACCTACTACGCCATTTGCTATACCGGTATATGTCGACATACCTTCTGCATGGGAATAGTCAGCTCGAGTTTCTGTGAAAGCGCCTTCGGCATGACCGTATAATCCGTTTTTAGTACTAAGAAAATATCCATTTTCTAAACCACGTCGATTTTTGTTATATACTAAATCAGATGCCCCATCAAACGCACCACTTGTATTAAATTGAATATATGAATTCAATCCTCCCGGAGTTCCTCCGCCCCCTAAAACATAAGATGCTGTAACTGCATATGAAGCAGTACCATTTAACGTTCCAGTTTGCCAATCTAGTATTGTGCTGCCCGATGTATCTACTAACCAACGTTTTCCCCAGTGCATTGATTCGGATGTTGCTGCGTCATATGTACGTAAATTTTCCCAATCTAACGATGTATTGGTTGAGCTTCTAGTTAAGGATCTGTTACCCCATGTGATAGCTTTGATAGCGCTGGCATCATTTAATGCACGGTTTTTCCAATCTACTGAAGAAAAATTGCTAGTATCATTTAATGTTTGTGTATCCCATCGCACTACTCTATTACCGCCTGACGATACTAAAAATCGATTTTTCCAATCGATTGATTGAGATGCAAATGTATCTGATAATGTAAGTTGACTAGTATCTAATACTACATATCCAGAGACATTATTAATGAATGAGCCAGAAATTATTGATTTCCCAGTAGAAATGAACCCATTCTTTATTTTAAATTCGTTTGCCATTGCTTTTCCCTATCCAAGCTTGGTTATTTTAATATAAATATAAATCAATTAAGATCTATAGTAACTTGATAACCTTGTTCTTCGTACCATGCTTTTGCAAGTTCATGAGCTGCGTGTACACTTTGGATTTGTGTTTGCGTATCAATATCTCGCGTCAAATTTCCGGTTGGTAAATCAGTAGGCAAATAGTTGTTAGCTTGGTACCCGACGTGATCTGCATATGTATAAAATGCAATTTCTATTGTTGAGCCATTTGGTCTACATCCAAATTCTATGCGGTTATAAACACTTGATAATTCAATTGATGTACCTCGTACAAAAATTTTCTTTTGTTCTGTTGGTGTGATAATTAGTGCCATATTATATACTTCTTATTATTGTTTTTATTGTCCATCCGTTAGTTGTAGCAGAAGCCGATACAATTATTGCAGATGATGATATATTCATACCTAATGTTAATCCGTCTGTTGATCCGAAATCTGTTGTAGTAGTTTCTGTAAAATTAACAGATGTGCTATCCCATATACCCATCAACTGGCCAGCTCTTGCATTTGATCCACTACGTGCCGTATAATCTACAAATACGCCATCATAGGATGCTGTAGCAAATGCGTATAATGTTGTGGTACCAGTATTAACTAAATTCGATACCGCCGTAGAAAGTGCGTTATTTATTATTAAAGACCCGGTTATTTGAGCTGAGCCCGTATATGGAAATGTAGACGGCGTTACAATTGTCGAACTACCGGTTAATAATCCTAAATTAGTTAATGCATCAGCTAAACCTTGTGATGATGATACGGCATTCTGAGTATATAATTTTACTACATTACCAGCTTCTGTTCTGAAGTGAGGAGCAGCATTTCCGGCTACGACGTCGGCTGAATATAAATTAAAACTATCAGTTGCAGATAAAGTAGGGGCAGTGCCATTAAAGACATACATCGTATTTGTATTTGCCTCATTTGGTTTAATTGTACCACCTAATGGATTTGCTCCTATTGCAAAAGTTGCTTTTCCGATTAATCCAGCTAAATATTCTCTATTATCTGTCGATGTATATACGTTAAATGCATGGCCTCCGGTATTCTGAGCTACTCTTAATGTTGGGTTTCCGTTATTAAATGTAAGTTGTACAGTCGTATTCGCAGTGCCTTGGTAATTCATATTAAACCCGCCGGCGCCATCTGTACGGCCGGATATTAACCCAACCCCATCTATACTTAATAAATTAAATGAATCAGCGCTATTTCTTACTCTAAATGCTACATCTGTTGATAAGGCTCCTTGTGCTCGAACATCTAATCTTGCTGATGGAGTGCTTAAATTACCTACAGATAATGAACTAGCAAATGCTGAATTTCCTCCATAATATAATCGTAATGATGTTCCTGCATTAGGAGTATCTACGTCTGTTTGATATGTAATACCTAAATCATTGCTAGCTAACTTTACAAATCCCCAAGATCCATAGCCAGCAGCTGTATTTCTTAAGGTTAACCAGTAGTTTTGATTACCAGTTCCGTCGGTTATTGCAATAACTGCTTTGGCTGATGATGCAGCCGGAGACTTGCCTATACCTAGCTTTTTATTAGCTAGATCCCAAAATATCTCAGAGTCTTGTTGTATTACTGAGCCTGATTGTAGTAGCAATCTGCCAGACGTTCCAGAAGTCAATGCTGTAGATCCTATCACTATGGGAGTATATGAAGAACTTACTGCTTGTAACACGTAACTTGCCGTTTGAGCTGTTTGCACATAACTTGCTGTCTGTGCATATGATGCACTTGTGGCAGTACTTGCATTACCACTTAAATTAGCTGTTAATGCTGATGAATTTTCCCATTTAAGGGAAGATGAATTGTATACTAATGGTTGACCATTTGTTGGTCCCGAAATAGATACATCTCCCAATTGAGATAACAAAAGAGATGTGATATTTCCACCTCCGCCAGAACCTCCAACGTTACGAAATATACCTGCAGGTAATAATCTATACGATGTTGAGTCGGTAAAATTACCGTTATTTCTTATTACTATAGCCCCTAAATAAACAGCATTTTGTTTTGTATTCTCTACTTCTTGAAATAACTCATATGATATGTTTGCAGCTGCATCAATTTCATTAGCATATGTTTGCGATCCATAATATACAACTATACCTTTAGTTGCACTGTTTGGATACCAAAATACTCTTTGTACTGACCATTCTCTATTTATGCCAGTACCTGGTACGGGTTGCAAACTGCCTGATCCACCTGGGTTGTAATTTGCTGGATCAATTACTGTGTATCCTACGCCACCATTTGTATCTTGCACAAAAGATGATCCCGATTGATAGTATCTGAAAATTTTTGATATATTAGTTCCAGGATCGGTAATATACGAAGGGTTATCAGGATCAACCTGATAATTTCTACCATCAGCAAATGCAGTACCACTACCAACAGTTAATCCTAACGAACTACTTGGGATAATATTCAAACCAGATAATTTTAATGGACCAAATGCTTTAATAAAATCGTACGTTCTTTGCTTGTATCCATATGCTACATTCGGATATGTAATTGAACCATTTATTGTACTTTGATTTTGATGCAATACAGTACCAAGTAATATTTTAGTATTGTACTCGCCATTAATGTATGGGGTTGTTTGTTGGAGAATATTACCCGAACCATCTATACCTATATATGTTTGAATAGATGAAGTTAAGTATGTTAGTGTTTGAGCTGTATATGTAGGCCAATTTACATATTGTATGGTTGGATATGGATTATCGTTTAAACTAGCATTTAGATCTACTATAATACCACTACCTGAGCCAACGTTAAATGTAGTAGAGCCTGTTGTTGCTGTTATTCGTCCTCCATTTAATAGACCGGTATATAAATTACCTTCTAACCAACGTAAACGAGTTGTGTTTGCATATCCGTTGCCATTTTGTGTAAAATATAAATCATTCGTTGAACCAGAAACGTAGATATAAGAAGCTGATATCGATGTATCTATGTTTGTTGAAACGGGATTAAAACGAATATACCCGTCGTGAGTAATATCACCATATACTTTAACTGTAGGATTACTAATTCCTTGTGAGCCGGATATTATAATACTACCCGATAAAGTTGTGTTTCCTAAAAGTGTATTATTCCCTACTTGAGTAGTCGACCCCGTTACATTTAATGAACCTGTTAATACAACAGTTTGTTGTAGAGGTAATATATATGAAGCAGTTTCTGCTGTTGTGGCATATGATGCGGTACCTGTTAAGTTTCCTATGAATGATGCAGAAACTACTGATGCTGTAACGGTGTATAATCTAGTTTGATTGCCTAACCAAAGCAATGTCCCATTCTCTGTACGAATATATGGTATTGTTTGCCCCGCAGATCCAGATGCATAAATTTGAAATCCTCCCGATACATATGTTTGTAACGGAGCAGCATTACTCGTTGTATTCCATACTCGAGAACTAGTATAAAATTGTAATGCATTATCTGGAGTTAATTTCATTTGCAGATTCGGCGCAGTTGCAGAATCTTTAAACCACATAAACCCAGCATCATATATTGGAACCCAGCCAGCTTCTGTATAATCCCAATACGTTGATGGGTTCACAAAGTGAAACTTATATGGCTGTACATTTCCATCTGAAAATGAATTATGAGTAAATAAAAATGCATTTGTATTATATGTCGGCGTTATTCTTCGAGCTACACTGATTGTAGCAGTATCTGTTGAATATGAAGTATCAAGATTTAATACAGATGTATTCGCAGCTGCAATTGTTAATTTACCACCACTTGTTGCGTCAGAACCTAGTCGAGCGCTATTATCACCATTAACTGTTAAAATATTAGCAGTATCAGCACTATTCCTTACCCTAAACGCTATATCTGTTGATAATGCCCCTTGTGCTTTAATATCTAATCTTGCACTAGCAGTAGTAAATCCTAAAGAAATTGCACTCGATGCGGGATGTAAATATATATATTGTCCAGCGCCACCGCTTTGAGCTAATACTGAAATGCTAGCAACTCCGTAGCTTCTAATAGTATTAAAATATGCATCATTATTAAATTTTGTAGCATATTCATCTATGTAAAATACAGATGATCCGTTTCTACGAAAATCAATTGAAGGTGTAAATGCCGTACCACCTGGTCCATTAAATACTAATCCAGATGTAGACAATGAAATTAAATTTCCAATACTAGAACTTACAATGAATGATCCTGTTACACTTAATGAGCCTGTTATTCGAGCACTTCCTGTATAAGGAAATGTTGTATCTGGTGCATATGAAGCACTTAAAGCTGCTGTCGCATATGATGCTGTTAATGCAAAACTAGAACTCAATACTGTCATTGAACTAGTTTGTGATGCTAATATATAAGAACTAGTTGCAGCAGTTAATGATGTGATACTACTACTAAACGACGCACTTGTTTGAGCATAACTAGAAGTAAATGAATTAAATGAAGATGTAGTTACAAATGATCCGGTATCAATTGTCGTACTAGTATTTACTGCATATGATGCTGTTAACGCAAAACTAGACGTTATATCATACAACGAACCTGTCTGTAATTGTCCTGGTTTAAATTGTCTACTCATTATGCCCACCTTCCATTTATAATTATTGTATCAGTGGAATCTATAGTATATCCTAGAACGGTAGTATCGAATATAATTGTCTGTGATATAACACTACTTGGAGTCCAAGTATATGCTATTTTATCAATATACTGTCCATTAATGTATACATTGAATTCATTTTTAGTTGCAGCTGCCGTTGTAACTGGGTTTGTTGCTGCTACTGATGAAACGTTAACTGTATTTGCGGAAACATATGTTGCAAATTTATCTGACAAATTCGTTAAATATGTCATCGTAGCTAAATCAATAGTAGCAGTCCCACCTCCGCCATTAACAACAACACTTCCACCACTTACTAAAATATTCTGTGTTCGTATTAATTCTGGCGGAACTACAGTTGTACTAAAAATATCAACGTCTACATCAACAACTTGTTCGAATGTTAATTTTTTGACTGAATACATTTTACGCAACGTTGATTTTCTAGCTTCTTGAGCTGATAACAATGTACCTTGGACAGTTAATGGAATTGTAGCACGAACTAGGCGATCTTCGCCAATTGTGTTGATCGTTTCAAAATTCACAGTTCCTAATGCTGTTGGGAATTTATTTCCTTCATTTCCCCAAGAGAATCGACCGTATGGTAAAATTTGGTCAACTAAGCTATTCAGCTGCGACGTAAAATCGCACCACAACATCATATCATATTCTACAGTAACGTATTTAGGTATATCTACAACATAAATCTTTTCAGAGTCTGCCGGAGGTGTTGTCGACGGAATTGGAAATAGTTCATCTTCGTATTTATTTCTAGAATTGTATTTTGACTTATGTACAAAGTAATTTCCAGCATAACCTCTATTAACATCTAAAGTACGTTGTGTATCTTTTTCTCCAACTGTATTTCGTTTTAACATGATCAATGGAGATTGTAGCATTCCTTTTTCATCTCGCAAATATCCTAATCGTCGTACATTGTCCCATTTTTCTCCATTCGAGAATATAACTGGAACTGATATTAATTGTTTATCTGCTTCAACTTGTGGACGTATTTCATTTTCAATATACCACTTTAATGCATAATCAATATCATATACCGTACGTTGAGCAGTACGTATAACATCATCATCTCGACGAATTTGTTCACTACGATTTAATATTTCATCTGGTAGTGGACTTTCTGTACGAAACGGTGACGGCTTATTTGTCTTGCGATCAATATCTCTTCTATTAATTCTAGGCATTAATGTCCTCTATATGCTGGCGAATTGTTGTTTCCGCCTCTTCTAATATTTTTTATTCCTAATGGTGTTTGTCTTGTTGCATGTGCATCACATAATACAGAAACACTATATCCATGCATAGATCCATTCGGCCATGTTTCTGGATTTTTACCTGCAAAATATTGGTTTGCATCTACGTTGTCGACTTCATAATATTCATTATCCCAAAAGATAATATCTCCTACCTCAGGGAAGAAATCCGCACGCTCTAATATATCTCTAGAAATTCCAAACTGCGCAGTTCGTGTATATGAATGGCCGTAATCATCCATGTTTGCAGTTTTAGTTTCTTTAGTTATTAAACATGGAATTAAGATTGAATCAAAATAATTCTTAGATTCTGATTCGCCATATATATTTGATTCTGTATGCTCTACAATTAGTTTGAAAAATTCAATTTCAGTATCTACAATTGCGTTCAACAGCTCGGAATTGATTGATGCTAAAAATTTTGCATCCCGTTGTCCTCCAAATAGTGCCATATAATTTCTCCTTTATCCAACATAAATTTTTAATGGAACCTTTGCAAGAATTTCATTCATCTGAGTTGCTTCTGCATTTTGACGAGTTAACATTTGCTCTCTTGTTAATTTATCTAAAAATTCTCGTAATTGTGTAATCAATGCATCTTTTTCTGATTGTCCTTGTGATACCAATTCCGATCCATTCAATGTTACTTCTGAATTTGGAATTGGTACTGTTGAATATTTTCCACGTACATAACCTAACATTTCTTTTGCAAGTGCGGCTCCATATTTAATTATCCAAGCACGCCCCATATCATTAATGCTACTGTATGTTTGATATGTATATGGTATATTAGATGCGTCGCTTACAACCCCGTTTAAAAGTGCTGTATTACCGAATAAAAGTGCATCCTTACTTTTTTCTTCTTCAAAAATATATTCAACCCATACCTCTCCGTAAAATATTGTTGACGATGCAGAGCCCGTGCCAGATGTTGGAATCGGCCAGAATTTAATATCATCTCCATGTATCTCAAACGTATAGTGAGACTTACGTACTTGATCATTGAATTCAATTGCTTGAAGTCGCATAAGATCTGCATGCACTGGCATCATCATGAAACTAATAGAAGGAGAAAATCCTCCGAAGTTGAATGAATCTAATAGCTGCTGCGAACCTAATCCTGTACCTACAAATGGATCGAAGTATCTTACAATTGCTGGAGGTGGATTATGTAATACTCGTTTAACCTCAATTGAACTAGTATTTGATAACGCAATATTATCAACAGCTAATGATGCTGATACAGCATTACGTAAACTATACGTTTGCTGGCCAGGAATCATTTCTACTTTTGTTTTTCGCCATTTTACAGTACCACCGGAGTCTGCTTCAGTACCATATGCTTTTGAAAGTTTAGTTATATAGTTAAACGAATTTCCAACTACAGCTCCTGTGAATCCTGCACCAGTTAAAAAGCTAGATCCGGTCTGTACGCCTAATGTGTTCATCAAGTTGTTAACAATATTAATTTGATTAACTTGATTTGAATACTCCATTACAGCTGCTTCAAATGCAGTATAGAAGTTGATATCTTGTAGTTCAACATCCATTATCGGATAACCAACGTGCTGCGCTGCAAACTTTGCAAAACTATCTGCATGTTGTTGAAACATTGGATCAGTATCAAAAAATCCAAATGGTGTAGATCCAGTAGTGAATGAAGAAGAACCGGGCCATATTGGCTTATTTTGTGAGTAATCCATTGTTCATTAATCCTTTAATATAAATATCAATATTTTTCATTTAGTAACGCTAAAATTTCTTCTAACGCTTCATGTCTATGATTGTCTGTTAAAATAATTTCATTCACAAAACGAGATGGCTTTAATTTAGGAACTTCATGAACTGCTGAGTCATTATTAAATTTCAAGTCAACTTGATAACGATCTCCAGTTAATATCATGATGCTATCTTTGCCTAAACGTGTTAATACCATCTGTAATTGTTGTTTAGTTAAATTTTGGAACTCATCTACAATACATATTGCATTGTCAAATGTTCTACCACGAAAATGTGCTAAAGAAACTAATTCAATATTTTCTTCACGTTCCATTTTCTCTAATATTTCTGGTTTATTATAAACCTTACGCATATTACTTCGAATTGGAACTAACCATGGCTCCATCTTTTCATTTAATGATCCTGGCAAAAATCCGTTATCTTCATTTGATACTGTAGGCCTTGTTATTATAATTTTATTTATTCTGCGTTTGAAAAACATATCTAATGCAATTTGAACTGCTAATAAAGTTTTTCCAGAACCAGCTTTACCTAATATAAAATTAAAAGGAGTTTCTATAATTTTTGATTTTGCTTCTTTTTGTTCTTCCGATAATGAAATTGAAAACTTAACATCGTTTTTAGGCGGAGTTTTCTCCTTGTTTGTTGTTGCCATAATAACCTTTTAATTGTTGATGATGCGTATTAAAATAATTTTGTAAGAGTAGTTTCTCGCAATGTCATATCTTTAAGAGTTTCGATATGTCCAATAGATAATCGTCGTATTGCTTGAAATGTATCTCTAGGAGGATATGGAGTCATAACTTTAATTGTAATTAATTCTTTATCTGGACCCAGGTCCTGTTCAATGTGAACCATCAATACTAAACGGATAGCGCGTATACGATCTAATACATCAACTAATCTTCCGTCATATCGTATTATAGCTTGCATTGAATATTTGTGTCTGTCAACTGCCATATATTATAATCCTTTATTTTATATAAATATTCATCCAGTAAAAAAGGGTGACCGAAGCCACCCTCTTATTAAATCTTTAATTCGTTAAACGGTTAATGAATTAATCAACTAACTATTAAAGAGTGTTTAACCCGTGTACGTATACTTTTCCGTAGAATTCTGGACGAACTACTTTCTTCGCGTAACGTGTCATAACACCTTTACGTGGAGTGAAGTTAACTGGATCGTATACTAATGGAGTCATGATAAGTGGAATGTATGGGCTAAATACAGCTCCTGTTTCAAGGAATTGTGCTCCACGGAATCCCATAAGGATTACATTCTCTTTCATATATGGGTTTTTGTAAACTGTGTAGCGATTATTGATTGCACCAATTTTTTGTACACCAGCTGCAAATTCCATTTTAGTTCCATCTGTGTCTGCAGCAAATCCTGGGATTGATTCAAGGATAGTTGCTACTGCAGGAGATGTTACTAAGAAGTTAGCACCACCACGCAATGTTTTTTGGTGAATTTTGTTAGATACTTTTTGAAGTTTAGTACCTAAAGTTTGGAACCATCCACCTTGAGTGTTGTAGAATCCATCACCTGTTGCAGTTTGTTGAGTGAACCCAGTACCGTTCCAGATGTTGTTATTCTTAGCTGACCAATACTCAGTTGTTGGAGCTGCTGCGATCAACATATCTAAGATCTCTAAATCAATTTCCATAGAAACGTATTCAGACAACATAGAAGTTAATTCAGCTTCAGCATCAATTGAGTGGTAAGCATTTAAATCTTGAGCAAATTCAGGTGTCCAAACTGCTTTCAATTTACGTGTTTTAGCCACGATTGGCTCTGATTGCATTTCCAAGTTGATTTCTGGAATGTCGATATCAGCGTTGTATCCGTTAGCGTATGGAGTTTTGTCTTCAAAATCACCACGAGTGATATCAGTTGGTTGTTTGCTATATGCTACAACATATGCAGCTGTACCATTTAATCCTGCAGATGCACTTACTACGAATTCAATTTTACCTGTTGATGCATTGAATTTTGTAAATGCTGGCAAGTTCATTGCAGTTGTAATTGCAGAACCTGAAGTTAAAATAAATGAACGAACCGCAGTTTGATCAAAATTAGTTAATGAACCAGTTTCAGCATAAACTACTGTGTATCCTGATAAGTTTGCAGTGTAGTCAGAATCAAAATTAACTGATCCAGATCCAGCTGATGCTGCAGATGCAGTTGTTGCAGATACAGATGCAGTTGCTTCATTGATTGAATATCCAAAACGACCAGCTCCGTAAAGACCTCCTGATGGATCTCCAGTTGTTGTAGTAACACCGAACATAGAGTCATCTGCGTTTGGAGAACCAAATGGATCACCTGTTCTGTTCAAGTTGTCATTATCGAATCCAGGTTGAGCTGTACCATATTTAAAATCTAAATAGAAAATAAGTCCTGATGGCAAGTTCATTGGTTGAACTGATACGAATTCTTTTGCAGCAAACTCAGCAAAAATACGACGTACTAATGGAAGAGCAACTCCAGCCCATTCTTCTGAACCTGCTGCGATACCTGTTGCTGATGCTTCTTTTACTAATTGACGTGCTTGGTTTTCAAGCAATTGGGCCATACCTGCTTTTTCAGTTTCGCCTTTAAGACCTTCTAACAATCCGGTCTTTTCCCACTTTGATGCTAATGCTTTTGCTTGATTTCTTTGTACAAAATCATTAGTTTGTAATAAATTTGAAATAGACATTTCTTTTTCCTTTTTTTAAATGTTATAGCAATCCTGCTAATTTTTTCCAACGGTTAGCTAATTCAAACCCTTCAGATAAAACTTGTGTTGTCTCTTTTTTAGGAGCTGTCGTTGCAACTGGTTTAGATGCATATGACTCTTTAACAACACGCTTTTTAGTTGGACGGTTGAATGATTCAGCTAACGTACTAAATACTAATTTTACTTCTCTTGTATTACCTGCACGATCAAAATTTTCAATTACTTTCATTTTTTGATTTTCAGATAATTCAAAGTTACGGAACAATTTGTTTGTGTAAAGAAGTTTTGCATTTAATAGATTAACCTCGCTTAAGATGTTTTTAAGTTGTTTAACTGTACGGTATGCTTCTTGAAGTTCTTCTTCTTTTGCTTCTAATTCTGCTTCCATACCCTCTTTCACATCTTCTTCTGGTTCTTCCATCTCATCTTCTTCACGAAGAATTGATTCAATGATTTCATCAATATTGAAATCTTCTTCTTCAGACAATTCATTATCAGCTGGCATTTTATATTCGCCTTCTGTAGCAATACCTTCTTCGTCGCCCATCATCATTTCGTCTTCTGGCATGGATGCTTCTAATTCTCGAATAATTTGTTCAAGATTTAAATCTTCTTCCATTTCATCATACTCACCTGATGCTGCAGGCTCTTCTGCTGGCATTTCTTCTTCAGCATCCATGTCTAATTCTTCTTCATCCCCAGACATTCCAACTTCGAAGTCATATGTGTTGCCACCTACTTCTGCTGATAGATCACTGTCTATCCAATTAAAATCATCGCCTGCCTCCATGTCAGCTCCAGCTTCAACATCTGCATTCATTTCTGCATCTGCATCTAATTCTGGCGTAGCTTCCATATCAACATCTTCTTCGCCTTCTACTTCCATTTGAAGTTTGTCTTTCAACATTCTTTCAAGTCTTGGTGCAAAAGCTTCTTGAAGTGCGATTTTGGCGTTTGCTAATGCAGTTTCTTTAACAGCATTTGCGTCAGCAATCGCTTCTTTTAGCAAATCTGATTTTGCCATGTGTACTCCTTAAATTTTGTTTTTTGGAAATAAGATTATTTGAAATCTTAATAGAATTTTTTTATAAACGGTATAGACGCTATATAAGAAAATAGCGTATTCTAAAATAAATATAAGCAAAAAAGAAAAAACAGTAAAAAAGCCCCAACTTTTTTAAGAAGGGGCTTTAATTAGGACTTATTTGTAATGTCGTAAAGCTACGTTGAACTTTATCTAGAATGCGAATCTTTAACCATTTGCATAAATGCAGCTCTTTGTTTTTGCTGTCTTTGTACAACGCTTGGTTTAATAAATTCTTTGTTATTCTTAGTTTTTTCTAAAATCCCTGAAGATTTTATTTTACGTTTCCATGCTTTAAGTGCGTGACCTAAATCTTCTCTAGTTGTTCCAACTACACTAACCGCTAATGCGTTACCTGGAACAATTTGTTGATGTTGTTTTTGTTTTTTGCTCATAACCTATTATTAATTTATTTTCCTAGTACTTTGAATCGAAATTGTTTGATTTCTGGAGTTTGTGATACATATCCTTGGATTCTTTGTGATTCTTTTGCAGGATCTTCTCCTAAACGAAAATATATGTATCCTACTTTTCCGGACTTAGATATTTTTTTCGTAATGATTGTAAATCCTTTTTTCTGAGCCCATTCACTAATATCTTGCATTACATGTTTTGCCATAGCTGGGTCATTAAGAACCCATTGAACGCCTCCTTGATATTCAGTAATGCTATTATCTAATGTAGCTTCTTCTAAATCTCCCTCTACTTCTTCCGTTGCCATTTTTGACATAAGTTGTTGAGTTATTGCTAACTGTGCATTATAATCTTTTAAGCGTTTTGCATCTGCAGGGTCTAATCCAGGTACGATTGGATGTTTCTTTACAGTCTGTTCCGTTAGTCCGAAAAAATCTTTATATGAATTTTTTAACTTACTCATTATTTATACCTTTAATATAAAAATTAAATTTGAAATATCCAAATTAACCTACTTCATAATATTTGCTTAAATGGCTACCGATATCTTCGTAAGCAGCCTCTAATCTTTGTTGTAATTGATTAACTTCTCTAGCAGTAGACTCAAATACTTTATATGCTTCATTTAATCCTTTAGCATGACGACTAACTGTTACATTATCAAACCAATCTTTATCTTCAGTCATTATTCTTTGAGCTTTTTCTACAATATCTCGTACTCGTTCGGATAATTCTTTAAGTTTGCCGCTACCGTAAACTGATTCACCTAATGCTGAGAAGTTTGCAACATCTTGCATAAACTGTCGCTTTTCTTCTTTTGTTAAAGCAACATTTTCTTCTTCACCAGTCATTATTTCTAATATTCTTCTTAAATTCGGTGTATTCATATTATATCCTACATTTTCCATCTTCACATAAAATTGATGTGATTATGTTATTAACATTTGCGTATTTATTTATTGTGTTATTTTTATTTACTGACTCATTCATATGAGTTGGTCTCATGAATGCTCCGTGTGTTGATGGATTTGATACAAAGTCCCAACAAATTAATTCAAAGTCTTCTTGTACTTCTACTGCGCCTTCACTTCTTAATTCTTTTACAGAACCTAATCCGCGCGATGAAATTCCTAATGTAATTCCAGCTTTAAATAATTCTTTAAGAATTTTACCTGACGGTGTATCTAAAATTTGTACAGCTCCATGTAAATCATCGCCATTCCACCAAATTTTCAAAATGTTATGTGATACATTGTTCAAGTTAACTACAGATGATTCTGGGTGATCTAACTCTCCAAGTGCTCTGTGTTGATCAATATATTCTGTTTGATATCGTCGACATTCTCTTTGTAATATATGTCTTGGATAAACGCGACCATTTTGATTTTTTGATCCAGCTCTTTGTAAAACTCCTTGTACAACCATGCCGCCTGGTATACCATATGCAGCGCCATTAGACTCTGTTAATGATCCAATTGGTTTAAATGGTATATATTCTACTATAAGTTGTTTTGACATAATTTATTCCCCTAATGCTCTTACTCGCTCTGCAATTTTTGTTAATCGTTCTGAGATCTTTGTTAATGCTTTTGTTGCTGCTGGTCCGTATTCTGTTGCAGCAACTCCTGATTCAGTTTTTAAACGTGTTGTGTGTCCTACTATAGTTTCAATCTCTTGAAGTTTTTTGGCAATTTCTCGTATCGAATCTTTTACTTTATGTGACGGTTTAACATCTCCACGTTTAAAATCTCGATATCCTTCATCAATCAATTGCTCATATTTACGTTCAATTATATCTTCAACTTTTAAAGAAACTTTTTTTGTAGTATCTTGTATATTTGCAGTTCCATATGGTTGATTAGAAAACTTAACCGGATATTCTTGATCCTTCATTGGCCATTTTTCTAAATTAGATGAAAATGGAAATTTGTCTTGAGATGTTTCTTCATCAGACTCTGGCTGTTGATGTCCTGTTTCTTTCCATTTAAATACTGGTGGAGTATTAACAGATTCTTTTACACCGGTTGCATAACCTAACTTTTTATTTTTCCACTTTCCGGGAGCAGCAAAAGCTGCAGGCGTATTAAATCCAGCAACAGCTGCTGATACATTTTGTTCGTCAATCTCATCTTCATCACATACGCATTTATCGACTGGTCGATCACATGCATCACAGAATCCAGATTCTATTTCCAGAAACTTTTCTTTCATTTCTTTTAATAACGACTTCATTAATGTATATCCTTCAATTCGCGAATTAAATCAAAGTAACGTAACAATGATAATATATGCGATTCCTTAATTGCTTTCATTGATTCAACATTACATAACATTTCAGATAGTTTTGCTACTTTAATTTTAGTTGCAGGATCTGTAATTAGTTTTGCTTGTTTTGCTAAATCTTGTTTAATTGCTGGAATAATTGTTTGTACATATTCTCGTAATGCTGCAGTGTCATTGACGTGAGTAATATACTTATTCAATAATTGTTTTTGCGATTCATTTAAACCGGAATATTTTTGATTGAACTTATCAACTAATAATTTATAAGCTAATAATCTTAATTCTTTCGGCTGCGATTCAAATGTTTCTAAAACTGAATCTTTTTTCTCATGAGTTCGTTCTACAATAGATCCATGATTAATAATTACATTTTTACATTCCAATAATTGTTTTGGATTATCAGTTTCATCATGCTCAAAAATCATATTGATTGATGCTAAAACTTTGTAATTATTAATATGCATTTTAGACATATCATCAAATACAAACTTTTCCGAAATCTCTTTTACTAAATTATATCGTTGGCGTTTTAATGCATTCTGATTTAATTTAGAATATGCAGATTTAACCGTACGGATATAATCTAATGCCTGAGCTTCACTTCGAAATTGTTCTTTAATCAATGTATTGTACAATTGTAATTCTTTTGATAATTCAGTATTCCTACCAAAATATTTTTTAATAATATCAATAGTCACTGACTTATTTGATGACAATGTTTCTGAAGTTAATTTTCTAACTAACATTTCAAATAATATACCAGTATTTTTATACTTTGAATGTTTTAATTTCTTCATGTTATATACGTTGCCTTATTTTAAATATAAATATGTTTGTAATTATAAAATATTGTTTTCGTCTAGTAATGTACCAGCGTCTCTATCTTCACTATTAGATTCTGCAGATTTAAGTGATTCTGTTATAATAGAAACTTGCTTACCGTTCTTTGACTTAAGTTTTTTAATAAAACTTTCTACAGCAATCGTATTTGTATTTTTAAATTTAGGATCTGGTTGAAATGCATTTCTTTGATTTTCTGGATCAAATGCTTGTTTCAATTCTTTTTTACCTGTCGGATCCCATCCGAATGCATTCTTGTGTTGTCCGGATTTAATTCCTTCTTTTGGTCTTCCGCCCGGATCTTTATCTTCAACTTCATTGCTTGACATATGCACTGTTGCTAAATCATGCGGCGTACCAAATGAAACTCCCGTAACTGCTGGGTCATTTCCTTCTTGCTCAATTTGATTTTGTCGGAATCGAAGTTTTAAATCTTCAATAACATTTGTACGTTCTTGTAACCACTGTTCTTCTGACATATTGAATATGTACTCATATATGTATTTATCTGAAACTAATTTACTGTCTTTCATAGCGTTTGCTAATGTAATTTTTTCATTCATTAACGCTACTTTTTGTTGATCGTAAATAATTGATGGAGCTGTCAATTCTAACTCAAATCCAACTAAATCTTCGCCTTCAAATCCTTGTGAATATAAATGCACAATTGCAATTTTATGTAACTCAGAAATTACAATTTTTTGAATACGCTCAATTGTTCTTGCAAATCGAATATCCATTGATGCTAATGTAGTTTTACCTTCTACAGCTTCTGCATATCCTAAAAATGGTTTAGGTATTTTAAGTGCAGCCATCATTTTATCTTTGATATATTCAATATCATCCATTCCAGTAAATGTCATACCTGGCAATGTATCTATTGTAGTAGATGATTGGCCTCCTCGCACTGGCAAGTAATAATCTTCTAACATGTTATTAAGATTAAACTTTAAGTTGTAATTTCCAGTTTGTGGATCGATGTGTGGAATCTTTTTCATTTTATTGATAATTTGTTCCATGAATGTATCAACTTCATTTGGAGGAATATTACCAATATCAATTTTAAAAATACGTTTTTCTGGTGCGCGCATAATTCTGTGAATAAGCATCGCATCTTCCATCATCATTAATTTTTGGAATTCTTTACGAGCTCCTTCTAACATGGATCTACCATATGGTAAGAAATTAGAATCTGATAACATACGGAAATGCGCGATTTCAAATGTATCATATGTCATCTGCTCTGATGCAATATTTTTGAATTTAATTTCATATTCGCCGGTAGATTCATTGAATTCTTCCCAACGTTCCATTTCATAACTAGAAAATGGTCTTGCATTGATTACGCCATATTCCTCTGCAATATCTAATTTAAGGAAGAAATCTCCATACTTTGTCAAGTTGCGAATCCATGTCCACAAGTTAAATTCAATATTCAATACATCATAAAATAAATTATAAAGTATTTTTTGAATATTAGTTTTATTTGTCTTGATTGTTAAAATTTCACTGAACTGATCAGCTAATGTTGATTCATCTGAATAGATATCTAATGCGGAACTAATAATTGGATCTTTATCCATCATTTCGTAGTCAGCATATAACTGCATACGATTTTGGTGCATATAATAATTAGAATCATATCCACCCATGCCTCCAACACGATGTTTATTCGCGCCGTGCAATCTTGTATATCTGTCTGCTACTTTACTTTGAGCTAAATTACCTGAACTTTGTAATCTATTTGTATCTACTACACGTATTTGATCTTTGCCATACGCTCTAACAATTACATTAGTACTAAATAGATTTTGTAGTCGTTTTCTTAAAGACGCCATATTTTATTTCTTTTTATATAAATATAACAATCTTAAGAACAGGCCTGTTAACGTATTAACCAAGTTAAATCTTGATCTCCATCGCCTGGATTCCAATTCCATCCAGTATCTGTATTATTACGATTACCGGTATATATAACTTGGCTTGTTTTTGTAAATTGAGATAAGGCACGTTTATTTAAATCAATACCTTGTTGTCGTAGTTTTAATGCAGTATCTCGTAACCACAATGTAATTGCAAATGACATTACTAAATCGTCATTATAGCCTTGTTGTGCTTGTGCTTTACCATTTAACCATACAAATACCAATAGTTCTTGTATTAGTCTCTTACTGCGAATTACGGGAGTTTTTTCTCGCATATACATTTCTAATGCTGATATCATTAATGGACGAGTACGTGATGTAGTTGATACTCCCGGAACCATTTGGCTCTTGTCTTTCATATCATATCCCTTTTTCAATTGTACCGACGCATCTGTATATCCATCATCTTTATATGTATAATGTAAATTTTGGTAACCTCTATCTAATGCTGGTTGTATCGCAGCCCATCCAATGTTTGCATTTTCAATTGCTAGCAATGCATTATTCCATTCAGTTGCAACTGTAACTAACATGTTACCAAAATCATTAGGAGCAATTTTTCCTTTATATTCTGCAACTTGTCGCACTGACTCTACGTCAAATATTTGGAACGTGGAAAAGTCAGCACCATCACCGCGAGCGACGTCAGCTACTACTACATAATCACGTGCATAGTCTGGATATTCCCAAACCCAATAATTTCCATCAAAACCTCGTCGTTCGATCGGGTCTTCAGTTTTTGATTCATATTCTAATAATAATGGACCGTCAACTACAGTATGACCTGAACTTACGAAGTCACAATCACATTCTTGTGCTGCCCCTCGTTCTCCTAGTAATTGTGTTTGTTCATCGCGCCAGGTTTGATCTCGTTCTGGATGTACTGTCCAATGTAGTTTAATTGTATGAAATCCATTAATAGCTGCTTCCGCATCAGCCCATGTTTGATGAAACCAGTTACCAACTCCATTAGGTGTTGACAATACTATTGCTCCACCACCCGTTGATAGTGTTGCCTGTGATGCTATCCATATTTCTTCGATATTGCGAATGAAAGCGGCCTCATCTACGATTAATAATGATAATGCTTCTGAACGTGCACCGGTTGTTGCAGATGATACTGCTTTAATTTGTGACCCGTTTTTAAATTTCAATGATAATTTATTATCTGCTTCAACTGTACCTTTTAACCAACTTGGTAAATTTTCGTGCATGACACGTACTTTAGTTACTAAGTTTTTAGCAACTTCTTGCGTCGTCGCAATAACTAATACGTTAAAATCTTCATTGAAAAGCATTGACCATAAAGCAAATCCTGCTGCTAGTGTTGATATACCTAACTGACGTGACTTTAAAATTACATTGTAACGATTATCTCGTAATTCAGATAATGATTCTTCCTGAAACTTGTAAAGGTTAAATTTAATTTTACCTCGTTTCGGGTGTTGAATGTAACAATAATTACGCATGAAAAATACAGGATCTTTAGCACACATCATGTACTGCTGCTGTATTATTTGCTTTATGTTTGGTTGAGACATATTATTTTGCTACCTGAAATATCAATATTGATGTTAATATACCGCCTCCGAACCAAATTGCTTTGTTATCATACCATTTCGGTTGTAGACGCTTTTCTCGTTCAACATATAAATTTACGTTTTTTTGCAATAGATCTATTTGTTGAGTTTTATATTCAAGCTGAATTGAATCTAATGCAATTAACTTGTTTTGTTTGTTGATTAAGAATTCTTGTTCCAATATAATTTTTTCGTTGATATCATTTAACTGATATAGCGAATCTAATGTAAATGAAATATCCTTAACTTGTTGCGCAGTAAAACAAGTGTCAGGAAGTTGCTGCGAAAAACAAAATAATGGAAATAATAATATTAATAGTAATAGTTTCATGCTTATTTCTTTTTTGGTTTTCTACCTCGTTTTGTTTTGGCAATTATATTTTCTTTTGCTTCTGCTACAGTTTTAACTTCTTCAACAACTATATTATTTTTTTGTTCTTGCAAATCGGAAATTACTTCTTCATGTTGTTTAATCTCAATTTTAACTTCATCGCGTTGTTCTTCAACTACTTCAGTCTTACCTTGCAAAACATCTATTTGTTGTTCATTATTATCAATCTGCGTTTCGATCTTATCTATCTTCTTGTTATTACGTTTTGTGAATATTGCATATAGTATTCCAAATAATGCAATTATTCCACCCGTAATTATTGCCCAATATTTTTTAATTATTTTCATTTTGTTCTCCGTTTAAGTTATTTAAAAATTTTTCTTTGAATTGATCAAATTGTTTTTGTATTGTTGCATCAAATTCTTCAACTGACATTCTTGCAGACCATTTTTCTTTTTCGCCTTCAGAATTAGTTACAAACTCAGATGCACGCGTATATGTTTCTCGTAATAAGTTAACATCACGTTCTGCAGATTCAAGCCATGCTAATGCATTTTCTCGAATTTTTTGTTGTTCATATTCTTCGTATTTTCCAGCTTTTTTTAATTCATGTTCCATCTCAATAACACAATCAAAACACATTCCATGTATTTTTCTCATTTTTTCATCTAGATGATTTGCAGTTAAACATGTACATGTTTCTTTTCTACATTGCGGAAATGTACGGATATCATCTCTGACAGTTTGTAGAACATCGCTGAATTTTGTTTTTTTGATTCGGAATCCATCATGTTGCTCGATTACATATGTAATTCCGGAAACACTGTCAGTCTCTTCCCAAATATCGCCGACATTGTGTCGTTGATTCTTTTGAGCTGATTTTTCTGCGTCAGAAAATCCAATAGCTTTTTTTGTTTGAAACTTGTGGGTGCCATCTAACATTTGTTGAATGGCTTTGACATTTTGTAACTTTTTAGACATATAACTTTATTTTTGTTGTTCAATATCCAATGTGGATAATTTTTTAATTGCTAATTGGCGTAATAGTTTATAAAAATTATGTTTATCTTCAGGCTCTGCTTCTTTCATAGTCATATTAAATACTTTAGCTAAAGTTTTAATTCTAGAAATATTGCCTCCGTCTGATTTAAGTTGATTAACAAATTTTTCTACAGCTAATGCTTCTTTAGATTCGGGAGATAAATCTTGTGCGGTTTCTGGAGCTGGTTCTTCTGATGGAGTTTCGGCTGCAGGTGCTGGAGTAGAAGCTGCCGGAGTAGCAGGTGCAGTTGTTGCAGGTGTTTCAGTTGCCGGAGCTTGTGTTTCTGCAGCAGGCGTTTCAGTTGCTGGTTCTTCTGCAGGTGTTTCTTGTGTAGCTTCTGGTGCTGGTTCTTCTGCTGGTGCTTCTTCTGGCTCGTCTTGCTCTAATAATACTTTGTAGATTTTTCTACGAATATATTCTCTAACTAGTCGCTCTTGATGTTCTCGAGTTAAATTTTCAATTTTGTCTTTGATATTTTTCTCGTTATCTTTTTCGTCAGCATCTTGTCGTTTTTTCAAAACTTTTGCTGCATGTTTCGGTTCCCATTCACCATCTTCTAAATCTTTATAAAGACGATCGTCTGCATTGTATTTAACATATAAGTCGCCAGTATCAACTACTTCTTTATCTGTTTTTCTCAAAACATTAAGTTGTTTTTCGCCAGTTGATTTTGGATTCATTGAACCTTTATCATCCATTGTATAATCTTTTAAATCTTTTCGAGTTTTATACTTGGTATTTTCAGGTTTTTTATACTTACTTTTATGTTTTTCAGCCATTTTAGTTATTCCTATTTTATAATAAATATCAGCGTGCGTATTTTAACACTCCTAAAATTTGATTTACTGGGGCAAATGCGCCTGTCATTTTATATGTATGCCCTTGATATGTAAATACTATCCCTTCAGTGGGTACAATTGCATCAAACCCCCCTAACTTCTGAATGCGTTTAAGTTCTAATTCTAACTTTGAAAGCGTTGCTTGGTTTGTTGATGTTTGCAAATCTTTAATTAATTGAGCTAACTCCGATTTAATTGTTTGCACAGTGTTGCTTGGATTTGCTGCTAAAAAGTTTGATGCATTTTGCAATACATGTACTCCTAATCGTAAAAATATAGATTCAAATGGTTCTAAGTTTTGTTTCTTGTATTTTTTAAAATCCGATTTATCAAATTCAGTCATCCAATTCACAAATTCTGGGTTGGTTATCTGCTTTTTAAGTGCAGATATATTTGTTGATTTATCATAGAATGACCAACGATATATCAATGCATTTAAAATATCTTCTGGGATATCATATCCTAGTTCTTCTGCTTTTGTTTTTATTACATCTCTCCACCATGCTTTGTGATATTCGCTAATTAAATCTGTTGGCTTCAAATTATAATGACTTTGTAATTGATCAACTTCATTGAAAAATGCTGCTTGTTGATCTTCAAAATCATATACTCGTCCTAACTTGATACGTTGCGGCGGAATGAATGAAAATGTATTTTGCATATGTGCGTTTGCATCTTCAATGACTTTTTGCATTAATGCCCCACCCGTTAAGTCTGTTTCAACTGCATTGCCTTTTTCGTCAAACTCGACTAAATTATGAAATTGTAAGTGTGCTTTATCATATGCAATAACGTTACGTGTTGCAGGATAAATAATTTCCATGTTTGCAAATACTCGGCCGTTCTTAAAGATACGTTCTAATTCTGCAGGATTAATTGCTGATAATGCAGCAGTAATATCTTGTGACATTTCTTTAAATGCATCGACTACTAATTTATATCCAGCTGCCCCCTCAACTCCATTATCCTGTACTGACTTTTGATATTTGCTTTCAAAATCTGCAACAAGTTGATCGGGCGTCATTGGATTAATAATTGTGCCTTTATTACGAGCAAACCCTGGTTGTCCATTTTTCCAAGTTATCATTATGTTTTGTCCGTCAGTTTTTTCTGTAACTGCTTGTTCAATATCTAAACGTCCAGACAATGCCCTTGAAATAATTTCTTTAATATCATTAAATGTTAATCCATGATCATCCCATGGGTGTGCCATGTGTCCCGCAGCGCCTCCTTCAGTTAACATTCCTCCAGTTTTCATACGAGATTCGATTGTATAAATTATATCTTCCGGATTATTAGATTGCCATCGTTTACGTTGTTTTTTAATTGTGCGCGGAATTAATTCAATCATTTTTTTACGTGGATTCCACTGCAACATGAATGGCATATGTATTGGAACATCAAATTGATAATCAGAACCTACACCTGATGGACGTTCTAATTCTAATTGTCTTGCAATTTTATCTCCATATTCATTAGCTAAGTCTTCGAAGAAGTCTGTAAGTTCATCTGTATAAATTGGAGCTTCGTTTCTAGGATCATTTAACCTATCAATAAAATGCGTAAACTTTCCTTGAAAATCTACATCTATATTATATCGTTTAAAAAAACCATCGACTGCATTTTCAATTGAAGCTAATTCTTGTCTTGTTATATAATTTTCTGTAATGATGGATTCTATTAGTTTAGCTCCATACACTGTTTTTTGAAAATCATCAAAATCATATACAAATGATTCACCTCGATGTGAATTTAAAAACGATCGTAATTTTTGTATTTTATCTGCATGGCGTTTTTTTTCTCTAGGAAACATCATTGATTCTAAGAATTGATCAACATCTCCTGACAAATTTTTTAACATCCAATCGGTACTAAATATTTTTGATTCTTGTACGCCTTTTAATACTTGCCATGCATTTTTAACTTTAGCTTCTTCAAACTGTGGATATGACGCGCGAAATGTTTCGTAATCATTATCTGCTAAAGCTGCTCGTACAACAGTTGCAGATATAGGCGTGTTGTTTGAATACATTAATGGATCTACATTGATATTTAATTCTGTAGCATCAATTCCTTTTGATATAGTACGTCCTTTTTTATCACCTATAGTAGCATATTTATCTACATTTGGAACAAAATCTTTAGCTCGTACATAATCATCTCCTTTTGCCGAAGCTGCCATAGCATAACGTCCTACTGAATCTTGTGGTAATGCAAACAGATATTCATATGCAGCCATTATTGGAGAATTGAACTCTGTAGGCTGTATTTCTATATTAGGATTATCATTTAAAATATCAAACATTTCTATAGTTTTATCTCTAGAAATTCCATCTCGTTCTTTAGGGCCTATTAAAAGTATTACGCGATCTACATCTGGGTGTTCGGCATATCGATTTGCTAATTCTAAATGTGCTCCAGTTAATGGTTTAAATCCGCCAGGAAATAGTACTGTTATCTTATCCATGTAAATTTTCTTTTATATAAATATATGTTTATTTATTATCGTATAGGTGCAGCTGGCGGAGAAGTCGCTCCTCCTGTAATTCTACTAGTTCGATATACAAAGTTCTTCATTTTAAATGTATCTGTAAGGTTTCCTGGGCCATTGCGATTCACTATTAAGTAGATTCGAACATAATAACCTTGGTGATCTTCAAATGTAGTAGCACCAGTGCCAGCTGTTATAGTCAATGTTCTCGAAGTACCTCGCGTAAATGTTGGACTTACAGCAATTAATGTAGTGCCACCTGCTGGAGATATTAATTGTGGAGTATTCCATATATTATATCCGTTACTAGATGGGTTAGATGCAGATACGCTGGCCATTTGTATATACCAATTGCCTTCAATTTGGCCGCCTACTCCGCCTGCATTATAAAATTCACAAGTAAATGATGTTTGTAGCCTTGTTTCTCCAGGTAAAATAAATGTTTCAAAAATCGAAGCTGTTTGTGGACTAGCATTTAAGTCTCCGGTATATGAATATTCACTACGATCGAAATACACAACACGTCCGATATTCAATCCATCTGCATATTCATTATTTGAATCAAATAATACAGTACTTCCATTTACTGCTAAAAATGATGATGCTGTAACATCACCGTCTGCTGTTAAAAAGAATCCACTTGATGAAATTTCTAAATTACCGTTACTTCCGGAAATATATTGATTGTTAGGATCTCCAAAGAAAAATGTTTCAGTATGTACATCTAATTCAGATGGAATTGTTGAATAACGAAAGTAATTATTTGAATCGCCGAATAATTCTAATCCAACACCTGTATATGGTACACCTCCTTTAGTTCCAGCACTACCTGATAATGCTGACCCTGACCAAAGTAAAAATCCTGGAAATCCTGCTGCAAACCCTTCGTATCCTAATGAACGAACATACCCAGTATTTTTATATCCGGAAATTGCTACGCCACTTTCTAAAGAATCAGCAACATACAATGAACCAGTAAGCATCGAATAATCGCCATCAATATAACGATTACCGCCTTGCCATGTTTTATTGTAAATATAATTAATTTGTTTGCTTTTTACTCCAGCAACATTGTAATATTCTATCTTAAATGCTAATTGATTGTCTGATTTATGTGCAGTTGGCACTAAACTACGAATCCTAGTATAATCAGGTGTATATCCCGCATCATTATCAGTAGTAGTACGTATATCAGCTATTTGCCAATCTCCTGACTCGACAACTACAAGCAATACTCCATCACCGGTATTATCTGCTTCAAAATTAAATACTCGATCGTCAAAACGTTGTCCAGCAGATGTAATTTCAATTTCGCCTATACGTTTACCTAATCTAGTATATAATTCTCGATTGAAATAATCAGTAACATCAAAATTAAATGCGCTGCCTGATAAATACATTGAAAGCTTTGGATTTGTTGTTCCAGATTTTGTGCCTAATGCATCAAATGTTACTTTATACGATCCACCTTTAATAAAAAATCCTGAATATGAAGATTTTATTTGAGCAATGGATACCGTATTAACGTTAGTTAAATCTACTGCGTTAACAATTTGCATTGCATTGCTTAACGATGAAGTTGTCCATGTTAATGTAGGAGCGGTAGTTTCTGTTAATCCTTGATATGTATGTCCTTCCCAATATGTATTGATTATGCTTTGTGATGTTAATGCACCAATACTTTGATCAGGATATAGTGAAGATGTACTAGTAACAAATATTTCAGTTTCAGTTAATTCAACATCATTAATTAATTCCCAGGTACCAACTTGACCATTATTACTCATGAATGTTTTAATACGAGAAACATCGCCAGTTGCTGGTTGCAATCCTTTAATTTCAATAAAAGCAAATGATTCAGAATTTTCTGTAGGTACATATGTTGGGCTTGCTTCATATGTTAATGAATATGCTGAATCTAAAAACGCTGTATATGTATGAGCTGATATACTCTGGCTACTATAAACCGTATACTCAGTATCTAACAATGCTAAGGTTGGAGATAATATCTTTTTAATCGTAGATTGATATTGAACAGTAGCCGGAGGATAAATAGCCGTAGGAATAGGACTTTGTGGTGTAGATATAGTGATAGTACCATTATTCATATCAGAATTAAACTCACCACCCGTTAATTCTATTGCAGGGGCTCCATTCTTAAGAAAATATCGTACAGTACCTGTTGAATATGTGGGAAACTGTATACTTCCTGAGTATATTCTATCAAGCTGTGTAGCTACTTGTTCAGACAATGAAATATCAGGAAGTGTTTCAAATATAATTTCAGAATCATTTGAAACCGTTGGGTTAACTGGTACTGTTCTTGACCATTTAATATTTGCTCGTCCTTGCCACTCAGTCGGGACATTGATAGCTTCCCCAAGCAATGTTATTGTACAATCACCAGGAGAAGTATCTTCATAAATATAAATTGCAATTACACGCGATTTATCTTCATCAATATAATTGATTACTTCATGATATATTGGATCACCATTATAATCTAAAATTTCAATGTTTAAGTAACTACCTACTTTAAGACTATTAGGATTTCCTCGAAGTTTAAATAAATTTTTACCAGCAGTTAGCCGTAATGGAAATTCTGAAATTTGAAAATAATCCGGCGAAGTTAATGAAGAATCTGTAAACCATACATCTATAAATTGTAATCCTTTATATACTGCCTCTTTACGTTTCATTTGATATTATTCTTTTATATAAATATCAACTGTGCTGAATCTGGCTGTATCCGTTTAGTTTATTAACTTCTATTAAATTGTCAACCATATCTCGCATTGAATCTACGTGTGATATGATGATTGAAAAATCAAATTTAGTTCTAAAATATTCAAATAGATTTACAACTGATGAAATATGGTCTGCATCTAAACTTCCCCATCCTTCATCAATAGCAATGAAATTTGGTCGAGGTAATGCAGACACATTGATAAGTGCAATTCGAATTGCTAACGATGAAATAAATCTTTCCATACCACTTGTTAATTCAAGTGGCCAAAAATTATCTTCATCATATATGATATATCCATTGATATTTTTACCATCACTTTGAAGCACCATATTAAAATCAACAACTTGATTCAATACATTGTTAATTTCAGCTTCAATTTTTGGCATAGCTTTAGCAATCAATTCATATGGAACACCGTCACGCTTCACAGAATCTAAATAATATTCATATGCCTTATATTCAATTTCTAGTTGTTTATAAACATCTAATGATTCAATTGCAGATTTTTTTGTAGTTTTAGCAACTTCAATTTTTCCATGTTTGCTGCGAATTGTTTCTGTAGTTTGTTTGATTTTTTGAGTTAATGATTCAATTTCTTGTTTACATGTTTCAATTTCTAAATCAATAAATTTATTGTGTTTGATTGCTGTTTTATTGGCTTGAAATAATTCTTGTCGTTCTAAACAAGTTTCTAATTCAGATTCACGAGTTTGCAAATCATTTTCTAGAATTTGAATTAAAAGTTCTTGTTTTTCAATTGCTGTTTGTTTCAATTGATGTTGTAACTTTAAACGATTTAATTCTGATAATTCTTCTCGTACGTTGCCACATAATGAAATTGATATTTCCAATTCAATCAATTGTTTTGTTAATTCATTTAATAAATGTTGATCTCCTGCAATCGTATTTTGTGCTTCGATTGCATTTTGAACGAAAACGTTAGATGTACAGTATTTACAGTTCGGATCATATTCATGGTCGGAAAGGTGATTAATTTTTTCTTGTTTCGCATTGATAACTCCTTGTTGTTTCTTGATGCTAGATTTAAGTTTTGATACTTCATCTTCAAGTTTTTCTAATTGGTCAAAATCTGCTAACAATTTAGTTTCATCGTAACCACGTTTATCTTTTTTAATAATTAAATATTCTGAGGTTAATGTCTCTAAATTGGTTTCAGCGGCTTCTATGTCTGCTTGTAATTGTGTAACTTTTTTTGTAAGATCTGATTCGGTTTTTGCTAATTCTTCAAAATCGGGGCCGTTATATGTTGTTGGTTGTTTAGTTTCAATTAATTGAAGAATTTTAGTTTGAAGTGTATTTCTAGATTCTTGATACTCATCTTCTAAAGATTCTAAATCTGTAATATCTTGTTGATTGTTAGTAATAATAGTATCAGCATCATTAATAATGATATCAAAATCTGTTTTCTTATACGTTTTTAATTTCCCAGCTGTTTCTTTAATTTCATCTGATGCAAGTTGATATAATTGTTCGAACACTGTTATATCTAAAAACTGAGAAAGAAGATCTTTTCGTTCACGTTGAGACTTTTCAATAAAATTATTGTTATCAGCTTGTAATGAAAATGCCGTAAGGATAAAATCATCATATGTTCCTAAATATCTACGAATTGCTTTATTAGTATCACTTCGCTCTTCTCCATTTAAGTTTTCAGTATCAGTATAAAAATCTACTAATACTTTAACATGACCGTTCTTTTGTTTGATACCAGTACGTTCAATTGTATAATTCGTACCATTCATCTCAAATGTAAACTTACCTTTAAATGAAGATTTTTTGTTATTTAAAACTTCATGAGCTTTTCCGGTTTTACTACACTTATCAAAAATAGTATAAGTGATAGCATCTAATAAAGATGATTTACCGCTTGTATTTGCAGCAAATAATCCGCATACATCTTGCAAGTTTTCAAAATTAATAATATTTCCTTCTCCATATGAAAACATATTTTCAAATTCAAATTGAATAGGATGCCAGGTCATATGCCGCACTGATTCAACTGCTGGCAATTTCGAATTAATCGTACGATTGATATGTCGTATAGCATCTGTTTCGTCAGCTGTTGCTTGTGGGTGATTAATTGAAATATAATCAGTAATCAAAGTATTTTGATATTCAACATCACGAACATTTCCAATTGTAAATGATGATGTAGCAGCGCTGTCTGCATTAGTATTACTACGTTGAATTGTAATATCTTGAACATCATACTTTTTACGAATTGTTGCAATTAGCTTTTTCATATCAGCTGCACTCGTGTCATTAAACTTAATTCTAACACGAGGTTTATTTGGAATACGATGCGGAGACTTAACAATCTTTGTTCCATCAACTTCCAATGTAACATATCCATAATCATTATGAATTTCTACAAACTCAGCGCTTTTAGATTCAATATCCCATACTAATATGCCATGGTCTAATGCTTCACCATGATTTTGTTGAATCAATGAACCTGGATATGCAATTGTTTTAGCATCATCTAAAAATTGTGCTGGTTTGTGAATATCTCCTAACAGTGTTAAATCATGTCCTTTGAATAACTCTGTAGTTACATGTTCGTTTGAAATTTGATATCCAATATCAGTCTTAGCAGTATTAACAGCTCCATGATGCAACGCAATTTTATACGTAGCATCAAAATCATTTGCCATGATGTATTCAGTGGGAGCGACATCTACTGCCATATGATTCCATACAATTCCGCCTAATTCAAATAATCCATTTTCTTTGATAAATGTAATCATTGGATTTCGTATAACATCTAGTACCGGACTAACAGCATCAATTCGATGCATATTATTCAAGTTCATGTCATGATTCCCTAGAATAACAATTGTAGGAATTTCAAATCCATTAAAGAAGTCAACTAGCATTTGAACTAGTTCCGGAGACATATCAAGTTTACTATGCACAATATCGCCAGTAACTACAGCAATACTATTGTGAGTGCTAGTACGTGCTATGTAGTTAAACATGTTTTCAAAGACTTCTCGATATTCTCGGTGTCGTTTTAATGTTCGAATATGTATATCTGAAATGTGGAATATTTTATCAATTTTGTCAATCCCTACATCAATCTTTTTTATGTCCATAACATGCCCATTTTTAAGTGCATTAACTGTTCAAATGTTAATACATCAGTATCTGCTAATATATTTGTAATAGTTTCAAATCCTAGTTCAGATGCATCTTTATCTCGAAGTTTAACAAAATATACATTTAATCCTTCAGCTGTAAACTTTTCTGCAATTTGTATTGCATTTTTTAATGCATCTGCATCTAAGCACAAGTAGATATCTCGTACTCGTTGTTCAATTATTTTCTTTTGTAATGCTGGCTGTATAATTTTGCCGAATAGTGGAATTGCATTTCTTTTAATTGCAATTGCATCGAATGCGCCTTCGCATAATACGATTGGTTCAGACCAATTAATAAACATTTCAAAACCTATAATATCTTTAGACACTTTTGGATTTTTATGTTTTTGTGAATCTGCTTTATAGAATGCTCTACTAACAAAATAATTTAGTTGACCATTACAATCATAACTAGGTATGATTATTTTACCAGCATATTCTCCAGATTCGCAATAACCAATTCGATATCGAATTATATCAAAAATAGTAATACCTCTATTCTTAAGATAAAATATTGCATTTTTAAAATCCGGAGTATTTTTGTTTAACCATAACGGTTTGTATTCAGCAGGTAGTTGTACAACTTGAGTTTGTTTAGTAACATCAATATTGATATTACGATATTTAGTTGATTCAATTACTTTGTTGAGTTGATCAAACAATTGTTTCGATACATTTAATTGTTTGAATAATGAAGATATTGTTCTACCCTTTTTATCAGATATCCAACAGTGCCATGGATTTTCCCCGTTAGAATTAGTATGAATATCAATTTCTAATTTAGGTTTATAGTGAGAAACGAATGGAGAAAAGAATGCAATATTATTTCCAGACGTAGCTTTACCTTTGCCTAGAACTGATTCTAATAATTGCAGTAACTTGATATTCTTCATTATTAATAATATAATTAAATTACTGTATTAATCCAATTAATTATTAATATAATATATTATTTAATATTAGTTAGACACATACATTACATTCCTGGTCTAACGATCAATTCAATACTGAATTAATCATTTAATTAATATGAAACATTAATTTACATGAATATATTAAAAATTTTTCACATTTCCAATGTTTAG